AACAACCAAAAAAACAACAACAACAACAACCACAACAAGGAGCACCAGGAGCACTAGGAGCACCAGGAACACTAGTACCAGGAAAACAACAACAACAACAACAACAACAACAACTACAACAACCAAAAAAACAACAACAACAACAACCACAACAAGGAGCACCAGGAGCACTAGGAGCACTAGTACCAGGAAAACAACAACAACAACAACAACAACAACAACAACAACAACAAACATCAACAGCATTAGATGCAACAAAACGAGAAGTAGTAATACTTTATAATGCGTATTTAAATAAGACAGAAGGTGTAGGATCTGGTGATGATAATAATTTGAAACAAGAAATTTATAATACTTTTAAAGAAAAAACTATATCATTACAGCGAAAAGATATAGAAAAATATAGTGAACAAAATATATATAAAATAATTAATGAGATTTATCAACTAGAATTAGCAACATTAAGTAATGTTATTGATAAGGTAATTCGTGAAGATTATTTATCTATTAATGATGGTAAGTGGAAATTAAATCCCAATCCAAATGTTGTAAAAAAAGTAAAAAAAGTTTTGAAATCGATGTATGATCTATTAAAAAAAGTTTATTTATATGAAGAAAATTTAAAAAAAGATAATTCTTTAGAAAAAAAAATTGAAGACTATTTAACAAGTACTAAAATAAATGAGATAACAGCAGTAGGGGCCGATACGCCACGTATTCGACCGTTTGATTTTTTTAATGAGGCTCGAACTATTTCAATACCTACTAAAAGATATGATGATGATAGTATTAAAGTAATCGTAGATGTTATATTATTGCTTAATAAGGCAATATATGATTATATGCCATCTATGTCTTGGGGAGATCGATTAGCAAAGCAAACTGGTTATTCCGGCATACAAGGAATGGGTTCATATTTAGGACGGGGATATGCTTATGAAGAAATTGGTGTTTCTAAAGATGTCAATACCAATGATATTAGAGCGGAATTATTACGAGATTTACAATCTAACGAGTTATCAAAAAAAATTACAGATATTTTCGAATTAGCGAATTAAAAACCAGCAGCAACAACCACAAAAGAACGACCATATAGATTCAACTATTTTAAACCATAAATAGTAAAGTAATAAGAACGAAGGTATAACACTTGGTAATGATTTTAAAAGATATGATATATTGAAACAAGAAATTTATAATACTTTTAAAGAAAAAACTCTATCATTACAGCGAAAAGATATAGAAAAATACAATGAACAAAATATATATAAAATAATTAATAACTTTTATCAACATAAAAGTTATGTTTTATCCACTACATGATTCACACACCTCGGGTGCTATTGTAAATTGAATTGGTTTACTCGATGGTCTCGATCTAAGGTAATACATACCTGTTTTTAATCCTTTTTTCCATGCATAAAAATGCATAGATGTTAATTTTTTATAATTTGGGTTTTCTTGAAATAAATTCATACTCTGTGATTGACATATGAATTTTCCTCGATCCGCAGCCATATCAATAATATTTTTTTGCTTAATTTCCCAAGCAGTTTTATACTTATTTTTTAAGAATGATGGAATATTCAGATTTTGAACGGATCCATTTGATGCTATCAACATCTCCTTCATCTCTGTATCCCACTTTTCAAATAACATTAAATCATTAATTAAATACTTATTAATGACAATGTACTCACCCGATAATACCCTTCTCGAATAAATATTTGATATAATTGGTTCAAAACATTCATAATTTTTTAATATTTGAGATGTTGATGCTGTTGGCATTGGAGCTACTAGCAAACTATTTCTAATACCATACTTTTTAATATATTCTCTTAAATAATCCCAATCATTTGTTAATTCTGTATAATCACTATCTTTCCACATATCAAATTGTAAAATACCATTATATATAGGTGAATCGATATAACTTGAATACGTTCCAAAATATTCATCCCGATCAAGTTCCTCGTCGATAATATAATTCTGATCTTTAATATTATTCATAACTGTATATATAACTTCATTTTCATCATCACTTCTTGTATGCAAATTACTATTATAATCATTATATAGTTTTTTATATTCTTTAACAATGTTTTCTCTCTCTTTTGATATTTCCATTGATGCTTCTAAAGATGCATAATATATATTTTCAAAAATTAATTTATTTACATTTTTTGCTTCGTCTGAATCAAATGGTATATTCATTTCATAAAAAACATTTACTAAACCTTGAACACCTATTCCAATTGGTCTATGTCTTCTATTCGATCTTTCTGTTTTATCTGTTGGATAATAATTATAATCAATAATATTATTTAAATTTTTAACGAGTACTTTTGTAATCTCTTGTAATTTATGGTAATCAAATGTAGGTGATAAATATTTTTCTAATTCTTCATAACCTCCTATTAATTCATTATTATTTTTATAAATTTTAGGAAATGTAACATTATATGGAGGAAATGTTGATAATGTAATATCATTGTGGGATTTTTCAGTATAATTTATATTATATTTTTTAAATAGATTCTTAGCAGCTGTACAATATATACAATTTGGAATAGAATAAATAACATAATTATCCATTAATTTTGAAATATCATAGACGATGCAGTTCGGTAGAGATATAGATGCTAAATTACAAACAGCTGTCTCGGTTGGACTTGAATATTCAACTATTTCTGTACACAAGTTAGAAGATTTAATTGTTCCTAAATTTTTTTGATTAGATTTTTCATTACACGCATCTTTATATAGCAAATATGGTGTACCAGTTTCTATTTGTGTATTTAAAATACTAAACCAAAGTTTTTGAGCACTAATTTGTTTTTCATATAGTCCTGAATTTTCATATTCTAAATATTTATTATTAAAATTTTCCCCGTATAATTCACATAAATCTTTACACTTATTTGGACAAAATAAAGACCACACGCCGTTTTGTTCAACTCTTTCCATAAATAAATCAGGAATCCACATAGAATAAAATAAATCTCTTGCTCTTTCTAGTTCATTGCCGTGATTCTTTTTTAATTCTAAAAACTCTATAATATCTGCGTGCCATGGCTCAAGATATATAGCAATTGAACCATTTCTTTTACCACCTCCTTGATCAATGTATCTTGCTGTATCATTAAAAACTCTTAACATTGGAACTAATCCATTAGATATACCGTTTGTTCCAATAATTCTTGATCCACTTGCTCTAATATTATGAATATGTAATCCAATACCACCTGAACTCTGAGAAATTATAGCACAATCTTTTAAGGTATCATATATTCCAACAACGGAATCATCTTCCATAGATAGTAAAAAACAACTAGCAAATTGTTCTCGATTCGTTCCAGCATTATATAATGTTGGTGTAGCATGAATAAATTCATGATTAGATAATCGTCTATATGTATCCATTGCCATATCAATATCATTTCTATGAATTGATAACGCAACTCTTATATACATGTGTTGGGGTCTTTCTATAATATCACCATTTACTTTAAATAAATAACTCTTTTCCAATGTCTTAAAACCAAAATAATCAAACTTATAATCATTTTCATAATTGATTTCGGAATGAATCCTATCTATATTTAATAATACTAAATCATAATATTTTTTTGATACAATTGAATTGTTATATAATAATTCAATAACTTGTAAATAATCATCCGATGTTTTTTTGTGATGATCTGATATTACTAATCTTGATGCTAATTCCCCATAATCAATGTTATCTGGTAGCATAGCAATAACAATTTCTGATGTTAATTTATCTAGTAAACTAGTTTCTATACCATCATATATCTCTGAACATACTTTTTGAGATATGAATGTACTATCTAAATTTAATATAGGTTTTGTATTAATTAATGACTGGAGTCTTTGAGTAATTTTATCAAACGATACTTGTTCGTAACTACCATTTCTTTTTTTAACTCTCATTATATTATTATAATATATATATATATGTATTTTTAAATATATATATATATATATTATAAAAAAAAATATATATAATTATTAATAATTTAAGCTATAATCACGTACGAATTTAATATATCTGTTTGATTTATAAATTTCGTCATAATCAGCTGATTATTTCTATATGAATATATTTTAAACTGATGATTAACCATAGTCCTAATAGACGTAGCGGCATCATACATTAATTGTTTATTCATTAGAATCTTAGCTCCACTCGGATTAATCCAATATATACAAACATAATCACCATAATGTCCATACTTATTAATGAATCTAATATAAACCATCGATTGTGATACACTCCCTGTAATAGAATTAAATGATGTATTCAATAATTTACAATTTCTTTTATCTATAAATAATTTCATAAATCCAAGAATACATATTTGATTTGAATTTTTTTTAATATATTCTATTGGATCACTAATATTATCAACACCTGTATCATATAATTCATCTTTACTATTATTATTGGTTTTACTACCAAATGTAATTTCATATGATAAAGCAGGTTTAATATTTTTTACTAATACCTTACATACTAATACATATTTATAATGCTTAAATTTTTTCTGAGTCTCTGAATATTGTACAGCTTTCCACAACTTATCAGTTAGGTATATACCAGGTCCAAACCTTGAACCATGTTTTTTTCCACACATCAATAGTGAGAAATTACCATCTTTTAATATAGAGTCTTTTGTCTTTTCATCACATCCGTGATATAATATCTTTTCATGACTCTCATCAAAACCTCCATATTCTTTTTCTATTTTATAGTGTAGATTATGTTGTTCTAGCTTATCAATATGTGGTGATAATTCAAATGTTATATCATTACCCCAATATTTCGTCTCTTTTTCAACAATATCTAGTATATCATTTTCATTCATTAATTCAATCTCTTCGCATTTCTCTTTTATTGCTTTTTGAGTTTTTTTTACTTGAATAAATTTTATGATGGCTTTAAATATATTTTGTTTAATTTTAATATCCCTCCTGTTTAAACTTATACGTTCATTTGATGCTAAAATCATAGTATTTTTTAATTTGTAAAATACTAAGTATTTGTTTAACATATCTTTAGGAATATTGAAATCACTCACTATCTCTAGTTTTAGCCGTTGATTAGATCTTATATAGAATTTAATATTTGAACATATATGACAAACTAAATCTGCCTTTTTCATATGAGATGTCCCATAATATATATCATATTTCTTCATTATTGGTTTCATATTTTTTATGGTAAAGGATGATATTATTGCTTCCATTTTTCTTTATTAATTATAAATATTATTTTCTTATTAAGTATGAAATCATTAATTCAAATTATTTATTACTTCATCAATGTTATCTTCATTTATATCCATATCTTTCATCTTGTCTTCTATTTTTTTACTTTCCTTCTCTAATAAAATTTGTTTTATTAATTTTTTAATATCAACCACATTTTTATTACCACTACTTGTTTCTAATTTTATAATAATTTTTTTTAATTTACTAATACTCTCTAATAACTTTTTGTTTTCATTCTTTAGATCATTAATATCATTTGTTAACTTATCTTTAGACGCACTATATTCTTTTACTAATTTAACATAATCATTTAATTGTTTTTTCAATTCAAATATTTTTTTATCTTTTTCATATACATATTTCATTTGACTCTTTAAATTCGTTAATTCTTCATTTAATATTTTTATAGTCGCTTTGTCATCTTCTTTTAGATTATTTCTATATAATAATAAATCGGTTTTAAATCTATCATTCATATTATATTATTAATTGAATTAAATTATCATTATATTAACGTGATAAAAAAAATAATATAGTTAATTATTATATAGATATCTTATTAAACTCATCTAATAAGTATTTCTCGTTGTATTTTTTTAGAAAATTAGCTTTTTGAGTTTCTATAGATTTGACACTTTTTTTATTTTTTTTTATCCGTTTATTGGTTATAGGGTTATATATTGTTTCTTCTTTTTCTTTTTTAATAATATATTTTTTTACTCTTGGTAACCTTGGTAAATATTTGTCTTTCGATCTCATCTTTCTTTCTAACTCTTTTACTATCATTTTTTTTTCTAATAATTGTTTTTTAAGATCTTGTTCCATTATACTATCTTTTAATAATTTAATTCTATATTTTTTTTCTTCTATCTCATCTTCAAAATCATCATCAGGAATATATTCCTCATCTTTTTTTTTAGATGGCATTTTTTTAAATATTATGTTTGTATATTAAGATTATACTTTCAAATTATTTTATTCTATTATTATATTATGAATATATCATTTTTATTTTTTATTATTGGATTAATATTATTCATAGTTGGTTATACGAATAAAAGTAATCCAATATGTAATAATAAACCAGAAATTAAATATGTACCTAGAGATATTTATGATAATTTAGTCGTTTCTAATACACTATAATTATATTTGATCTATTAAATAATGTCTAATTTATATTATTCTCCTGAATCTATTGGTGGTATTTATGCTAATGATACTAATGATACAAATATGACTAATGATTATTTTTTTACAATAGAAGAACCTATTATTTATAATTCTTCAGAACAATATATTGTTAATAATGATGTTACAAATAATATTAATAATATTAAAAATGATTTACTCACAGAACTTATGAATAATTCAATTGGTGATTTTGAAATGGATCCTGAAGTAAAAAAATTTATTGAAAACTCATCTGGTATAATTATTAAATATAAAAATGAACAAAAAAAAATGTTAGAATATGAAAAGATATATAATACTGAATTAAATAATACAAATAATTCAATAAAATCTTTAGTAGCCTATAGTGACATCGCTAAAAAACTAGAAACTGAGTATGTTAATTCAAGTGACTCTAAACAAAATATTACAAATATATTAGATAATATAAATGAAATAGTAGATAAAATGAAAGATAATAAAAAATTAAATGATGCCAAAGATAATTTTTTTAATAGTAAAAAAAAAATGTTATCTTATATTCAATTTGTTAAATTTATGAATAAAGATAACTTGGGTTCAACATGTTCTATTTGTTTTTCTAACCAAGTAAATCATTATATTAATCCATGTGGTCACACTTTATGTAGTTCTTGTATAAGTAAATTAAATGTTAAAAGTCTTGATAATTGTATGTTTTGTAGAAAACAAATAATATCAATTAATAGTTTATATTATATATAAAAGATATCTTTAATAAAAAACCCACAGGTTATGTAGGTAAAACTCCGCGACATGTGCGATCGTTATTTTTACCCTAAAATAGGGCCATTTATTTTTTTTTTGCTTTTTTTTCTAATCTTCGCGATTGAATCCATTGCTAATGTAGATCTTCATCAGCTTATCTGTTAGCCTCATGTAATCTACCTCTTGCATATCCGCAGTATTTCCATCGGTGCCCTTTTGATCTTCGCTTAGCAGAAACAGTCCTGACATCATATTCTTCAGGTCTTTCTCTCCCCATGAGCTCAAACATTGCGCCTCCCTCAGACGTTGGATTTCTTCATGTCGCTCCATCAGATCGCGTTCTAAACTAGCAACCAAGCGCCTCATTCTCAGAAGCTCAGCAGTTCGTGATTCAGCTTGTTCCTTAAAAGTCTCCAGCTCATGGTCTTTGTCTCTTACTCTGCGCTCCGATCTCTGTAAATCCGTGAATCGAGACACCGCAAGAGCCCTCAGACTCTCCGTTTCTTCCTTTTGTTTATCCATCTTCTTGCGCATGGCCTCCACTTCTTGTTTATGAGCCTGGTGCAAGACCTCCACTTCTTGTTTCATCTTCTGGTTCAGAGCATCAAGCCCTCGGTCTTTCTTGAACTGTTCAAGATCGGCAAGCAACTGGCACTTCTCTCCAAGAAGATTTTCAATGGTGTCCTTCTGTTGCTCAATCTTGCGATTTGCCTGAGCCAACTTCCGATTCCCCAGCTCCCAGCCAGTCTGCCATCCCCGTGCCTCCGCCGCCCGGATAGCCTGTTCCTGTGCTGCTGTGTTCGCCATAATAGCTTCCTCTCGAGCACCAGTAATAACCTCAATCCACCAATCGGTTCACCCTGTTGCTAAATTGCTTTAAGGCTCTCTATCGCTATGTGGATGTATTGTAATATATAAAAATTTTATAAAAAAATCAAATTATATAAAAAACTATATTTTTTTTGTCTTTTTTGTCTTTTTTACCAATCTTCATCTGGTGGTTCCTCCCATGGTTCAGTTGGGCGATCCTCATCAGTTTCCGATTCGTAGTGTTGATAGTTGTCTTCTTCGTACCACCAATCCCAACTTGGATCTATCGGATGGTTTTGTTGTGGTCTTGACCACGTGCCGAATCTAACCACATCAACCCAGCTTCTTGGTTGTTGCTGTATGTCGCGTGCCAACATGTTAGCGAAATCAATCTGTTCTTGTGACATCTCTTGCATGTTTCGTTAATAAAAAATATATATAAATATATATTTCAAATTATTATTATTATTATTATTATTATTATTATACAACAGAGTAAGTTAAGCGGTGGTGAATTGCCTCGTAAGAGGCGCTCCAAGACCATCATCACTACTCGCAACGGATGTTCCGCGACACAGTGCATCAGACACCATTGAACACATTGACTCTGGTTCTGGCTCTGGCTCCATCATGTCATCTTCGACCTTCATCAAGATCGCAATATGGCAATGAGCCCAGAATACCGACCAGTTCAGTGAAAATCCAATGACTTCAACCTTTACACTGTCGTCGTAATCCTTCGCTACGTTCTCTGGATTGAATGCCACGCGGTACTTCGCATCCAGCATCAGTACATGCGGTAGCACGTACAGATCTGGCTTTACCTCCTGACACACAACAGTGATCATTTCCCCGTCGAGTTCAACTGTGTGCTCTCGTTGATTGGTCATGATGAAACGCAATGCGTGTGAATGGCCGTACTTTGGGTGACCTAGTCCGTCGCCCACCTTCGGCTCAACTTCGAACAGCTTGTAGCTTTGGTATTGAACTGTCTCATCTAAGTACCAAAGCTTTAAACCATCCTCAAACTCCATGAGAAGCTTGACATCAGATGCTGCCATTCTCCTCTGCCCAAACACACCACAGTCCTTCACAACCGCTTCGTCGCCGGTCGGCTTTGGAATGTTCCCACCAACCAGGTCAAGACCCGATTGGTATAACTTCCCATCATTGCCACGAGTCATCAGGCATCCACCCCAAACCATCGCTTGGCCGGGAGTCAGATCCTTCAACTTCGTGTCAATGACAAGGTCCAACGCTGCCTCAACTGTGGCAGCTAGTCCCTCCTCGAATGGAAACACCTTTCGACGCGCATGATCGTCTCTGAACTCTTGACTATTGTCGAAGTTCGGAGCATACGCGTCAAGTTCCGCTCCCTCAAATCCGGTACGAACAATATTCTGGTAAGCCATTGTCGTGTGTCGAAAGTGTGTTGTAACTGTGGGTTTTGTGAGTTCTAAAACTTTTCCTTTTTAACTGTTAAGCTCTAACCTCTGTTGTAATATAAAAAAAAATATCTATATTTCAAATTATATTTTTATCTTCAAAAATTTATATAGAGTATAATTTATAGCATTTTATTATAAACTATTTTTATTTATATTATTTATATTATTTATATTATTTATATTATTTACTACCATTGTTGTATTTGTGACTTATAAAACGTTTATATTTCTATTAATCAAATACTATCTATACTCTGTTGTAATATAATTTTACCTAATCATATTTCAAATTAAATATTTATTTAATATATAAGTTTTCTCCTTTTTTACATATTTTATTTAATTTATAAATTTTGCTAACAATATTAAATAGTATTATTAACAACATTTTATGATAATTATTCATTGAATATTTTATTACAAGAAATATATATAATAATTTCAAATTAATAAGAACCATCGCAATCTTTCATAAGATATCCTACATATATTCCAAATCCAAATAGAACAGCATATCCCATGACATAACAACACACAAATAAACTACCCTTTCTGGAATTATATAATTGACCATAACCATCATTAACATGATTATATGAATTATTTTCCATATCTACAGCGTCAAAGCGCTTCATATATTTTTTTTTATACATAATAAAAAATAATATATCAAATTAATTATATATATCTTAATACTATTTTTTATTATTAGCAATTAAATTTTGATATTCTAGTTTTATATCATCAACATAATCTTGATTATCATCTAACCACTCTTCGTCATCTGTATCCATACTACCAGGATCAGGAGGACATATGCCAACCTCAAATCCAGCTTTTGCTATTCGGTTTACTCGTTCTTGTGGATCTTCTTCTGAATCTTTTTTAAGTTCTTGATAAACTTGTTCAATATAATCTGTATAATCTGGATTATCATCAACCCAAATTTCATCATCAGTATCCATACCAGCTGTATCCAATGGGTTCCGACCAACTTCAAACGCACTCTCTGCTATTAGTTCTGCTCTCAACTGTTTTTCGTCTGACATCGTGCTTATTGTTTAACATTTAATAAAAAAATAATATCAAATTATATTCTCTTGTAATAATACTTTAAAAAATTTGAATATATATATATAAAATTTAATAAATATAATATGAAGTGTATTAGTTTATTTTCAGGTATGGGTGGTGATTCATACGGGATTATAAAATCTGGTTGTGAACTTGTAGCATATTCAGAACTAGAAAAAGTATTTAGAGAAACACACGATTTAAATTTTAATTCTGAATTACTAGGAAATGGTGATATTACGAAAACTGATGATGATACGTTTTATAAATATAATGGCATTGTTAATTTAATATTTGCTGGATTCCCGTGTCAAGGATTTTCAAATGCTGGAAAAAAATTACCGGATGATCCTAGAAATACATTGTTCCGAGAATTTTTAAGAGCAACAAAATTAATAAACCCTGATTATATTATTGGTGAAAATGTGAAAGGTTTAATGAAAAGATTAACTAGTGATGGTAATAAATATATAGATATTATAGAACGAGAATTTAATGATTTAGGATATGATATATCATATGAGGTATTAAAATGTCATGAATATGGTATTCCACAGAGTAGGGAAAGATTAATTATTGTTGGTGTTAAAAAATCATTAAATAAAAAGTTTGAATTTCCAAATAAAATAAATGAAAAACCTAATTTAAAAGATATTGTAAAATTTAGTATGGAGGGTGCTATTAAAATTAATCCAGAAGATTATGATATGTCTACAATTCCCAGTGAATGTATCATTAAAGATTTAGAAAATGATGAAGACGAAGATTTAAATGATAAAAATAAAAAACCACATCCAAATTTAGTTGTATTGGCAAAAAAAAGAGATTATGTTTATAAGGGTGTTGAATATCCAAATAGATTATCATTTGGTAAAAGAATACCTGTAGGTGGAGAAATTATTGATATTCGTAAACCAAGTAAAACAATTATATGTACATATGCTAGACAACCACGATTATTTGTACCATTACAAAATAAAAATGGATATTATTTAAGATGTTTATTACCAGATGAATTAAAACAAATTCAAGGTTTTCCAAAAGATTTTAAATTAAGTGGAAATAAGACTAAACAGATTGTTCAGATAGGCAATGCTGTGCCACCTCCTCTAATACAACAGATTGTTCAGAATTTAATAAGTATGTAATATCAGTTTTATATGTTGGTCTAGGATATACACTAAAATGCTTAAATTTACAAGCATTTCCATCTGTTCCTTTTCTCCCCCATTTATTTTTCATATATTCTATATCTTTTTTGTATTCATTCAATAATTCCAAGTCATCTTTAATTAAATCATATCCATTTATAAATATTATCTGAGGTTGAACATCATTTTTTGTAGCTCTTTTAAACTTTTTACCCGTGTAAAATATTATATAATATATATCGCACGACGGTAATGTATCATTGAAATATATAATTTTATTATCAGTTTTTTTAACTTCAATATTTATACTAAGTGATTTTACACCCCTATGAACATTTCTAAAATCTTTAGATTGCTGACTACCCGCTTGAGTATATTTTAAATTCATACCATCTAATACATCTTTTATTAATTTAATAGATAATTTTTCTTTATTTTGCGTTTCTCCATTAACTGTAATAAGATTTCTTATATCTTTTATTTCATAACATCTTTGTTTTATTTGTTTGAATAATAGATTCATATATCCTCTACGAAATGTGGTGCAAGCCATTAATCTTTTATTTGTATATTATAATATATAAAAATAAATATCAAATTATATAAATATGTATCTTGTTTATCTTTTAAAATCTGATAAATATTCTTATGTTGGAATGACAAATAATTTTACTAGAAGATTACGTCAACATAATAAAGAAATCAAAGGTGGGGCAAGATATACTAGTAATAGAGATTCATGGTATCCTGTATTAATAATTGATGGTTTTCAAGATATGAAATCAGCCATGCAGTGTGAGTGGAGATTAAAAAGAGGTAAAAAGGGAGTTGATGGGAGAATAAGATATCTTAATGACTATTTATTAAAAAATGATAAATGGACAAGTAAAAGTGATTTAATAATCAATCAAAATTTAACATATTATATCGACGATGATTATAAAAATGAATTGTCATTTGATACCAAAGAATTATATTGGAAATAATAAAAAAAAATATTATATATATATATGAAATATCTATTTATTGATATAAGAAAGAGTGATGAAGTTTATTCTAAACATTTTAGTCAGTCAAATGAATATAAATTTTACAATATTCCAATGAATATGATAAGATTTAATTCACAAACAATTATAAATCATCTAGAATATAATGATGAAATATACATAGTATGTGAATCCGCGAATAGATCGCAATTTATTAAAAATAAATATTTTTCTAAATATGATAATATAAAAGTATCTCCTGAATTACAATTTTCTAATTTAAATCATGGAATTAATAATATTTTAATAAATGATAATTTATTATCTATTAATATAATCGGCAGTAACTCCTTTAATTTTTATAATATCATGAGAATATTACAAACTATTATGGGTTCTGTAATGTTATTATGTTCATTATATATATATATACAATTGAAAGATAAAAAATTATTAAAAAAAATAAATATTTTACCAATTTTAACACTATCAATGTTTGGATTAATGGCTATTTATAATGGTTTGACATCAACATGTTCTTTATCTATCTTTCTAAAAGATTATCTAAATTAAGAAATTACTTAAATATTCGGCGTTTTAAATGTTCAAAGGTGTAAAATAATGATATATTAATTTGAATTATAATTAATCATATAATTCAAATTAATATATGAATATTGTTGAACATCTTGAAATTTATATCCTCGTTCAAAATATTCAACTATTAAAATATATCGCAGAAAATGAAGGTTGGGATGTTAAAGAATTATATAAATATCTTAATCTGCCCTGAGTGGCTCAATAATATTATCTGGTTTAGAACAACCATATATTATAAATAATGCGAATAATATTATACCGAATAAATTAACACATTTATCTAAATCTTCCATATATTACATATATAGATTATTTTTTTGTTTATCTACATCCAAATTTGATGGATCATTTTTATCTATTATATTTACAAATTCTGAAATCTTTTCTAATATATTATCACATTTACGATTATAAAATAGAAATTCTTGTAATGATGCTGTTGTGTATTTATGGTGCTTAATTTTTTTGTAAAATTCTCGGAAATTACTATCTGGATAAAATTTAATAAACATTTCTTTTGTTTGATCTTCATCTGCATAATCGAATTTTATTTTATGATCAATTCTACAAGATCTAATTAATGCGAAGTCTAAAACCTCTGGTTTATTTGCTGTTATAAATAATATAGTTCCCTCAACGCATGTTAATCCATCTAAGCAATTTAATAATGTTTGTAATGTAATATTATTGTTATCATTCTTTTTTCTTTCATCAAATATACAATCAATATCCTCAATAACAACAATATGACGTTTATCTTCTTCTTCTTTTATAGATAATTCAGAAAAGGCAGTAATTAATTCTGTGTCTTTTAATTCACTAGTGATTGGAATATTATAAATATCGGCATCAATATGTGATGCTACACATGTAACTAAACTTGTTTTACCGCCACCAGGTACACCATATAATAAATATACAGATTTATATGGTATACCATACTTAATATATTCATTTCTAGTTTCCAATTTTAAAAATTCATCAACTGTATCTATTACATTGTTTATCTGTCCTTTTTTTAGATGTAATGTATCGAATGGTCTTTTTGGTATTTTTGAGAATAATGACCAATATTCGTTTCGCCAATAAAATATTCTGATTGTATCATTTTTATTTTTTTTATATTCATTTCTTTTTCTATTAGCATCTTCAATCGAATCATCAACAAATTGTGTTAAAATATTTTTATCATCGGATGTCATTGTTAGAGTTTGTAAGATAACATCAAATTGTTCCCCACACCTGAATGTTAATAGTTTATTAATATTATTATTACTATCAAAACTGGTTTCAATTTTAACATTTATTTTATTATTGTTATAATCGATTGTAGTATCACATTCTGCTGGCCTGATTACTTTATCAGATATTTGTTTTGTATTTCTTCTTGTTAAAAAATCATACCTTGGTCTAGTTATATTTTGAACATATACAATATCATTAAATTGTTCCGAATAGTTATTATATAAATATTCGCATACATTTTCAAATATACTATTACTACTTATCAATACTAATTTCGGCATTTTTATATTAATATTATATTTAAACATTTAAGTATAAGTTATCTTAAATATATAATTATGATATCATTTTTGAATAATGGAAAGATTTTATTACAAATTAATGATCTATATTATGAATTTATTCGTAATAAATCATTAGCGAAAAAGGGGGGAATAATTTCTAGATTCCAGACATATAATGTTAAAGATTTACAAGATAAAGATATTTTATATAAATTAAAAGATAAGTATGTATATTGTAATATAGAAACAGATGATATATATATATGGACTGATGAAGATAAAAATAATAACATATCAGATAAGATAATATGGTATAAATGGAATAACAATGATTTTGAAGAAATTAATAATAATGATTATAATGATGTTATTAATGATTATAATAACAATAAATTAAAATCATTAAAAGAATTTTATGAATTATATAATAGTCCTAACATAGAACGTAAACTTGTATTTGAAAATGAACATGAAACAACATCAAATGAAGAAGATGACAATGACAATGAAGATGATTCTGATTTTATTGTTGAAGAAGATGAAGAAGATGAAGAAGATGAAGAAGATGAATCATTACCAATTGAAGAGGAAGAAAATACAAATGAATTAATAAATCTATATATAAATAACATGACTACAAATATGATTGAATTTAGAGCTGAATATGTTAATAATTTAATTCATGTTGTTAATTCTACTCCAAATATTGATATAGAAAGATTAAAAATAACATTAGATTATTTACATAAGTATTATTTAATTTGATATAAAAATAATTATATAATATAAATAAATATATAATGACTACAATTATTAATAAAATAAATAAATCTAGAAATATTATATTAGAAATACTAAATGATTACGATTGGGATATAAGCAGTGTTCCATTATTATCAACAAATGAGATAGAGAGAATATACAATATTGAGAATCATAAAAATAGTATATACTCTAGTTTTGGAATAGCAGCTGGTTGTAATTTTATATTAAAACATAAAAATATTCCATCCCATAAGCTTCATGTAATTTATTATAATATGCCAATTGGTAATCAACGTAGTATTAAAGTAAATAAATCTTTAGTAGATAAAGTTTTAAATTTATATACTGAAAATTTAATAGATCGCGATGATTCTACAATTATATTAATTAATGAACAAATAAGTGATACGATTAATAATATTAATGATTCATTAAATGTATTGTTACAAGAAAATTATGATGAACCGAGTGATATTATTAAAGATGAAATGAAATTAAAAAATATTAATTTAGATAAGAATTTCTTTCGTTATAGTACTATTTTTGATATTAGAGATTTTCAATTCAACAAATTAAAACATTCATTAGTACCAAAACATATTCCAATTAGAGATATATATTTAATTGAAAAAATAATAAAAGAATGTAATGCTATAAAATCACAAATGCCAGTAATTTGGAAAAATGATCCAATAGCAAAGATTATTAGATTAACCCCTGGAAATATATGTAAAATAATTAGACATACACCAGAAGCGGGAGTTATAGTTTACTATAGGATTTGTAAATAAATTATCTAAATAAATTATAATGATATGTGAATAACGTATCAGAAGATATTGTAATAAATGATGACATTTCAGTTGATTCTATATCATATGACCAATTCGTAGGTATATATAACAAATTTTCTTTATCAGATAATGTAACTTTTATATTATATTTAATTTTGTTATTTATATTTATTTTATTTTCATGAATTGGATTATATAAATTAATATATAATATACCACTTAATAATAATATCATTTTATGATTATTTTTGTTTTTTACTATTTCTGTATTTATATTATTTTTAAATATAGACATACCATAATGAATATTACATGAAAATGTATCAAAAAATTTATTACTTATATCATTTATATTTATATTTATATCATTATACAATTTACTATTATTATGAATGTAAATATTATTAAACATATAAAAATCTAATAATCTTATTGCTTTATTATCTGTAATATAATAATTGTATTTATTATTATCAATAAAATTCATTAAAATAAAATTAATATCATAATTAGTTATGAATGGATTAAATATTTTTTTATTAATATAATTATTTAATTTATTAACTTTTATAATATCTGGTTCTTTTGTGAATTTATTTATATCATAAATATTTTTTCCAAATAATATAACTATTATTATAAATATTATATATATCAACATTTAATATGATTATTATTATTTATTTTATATCCAAACATATATAAAGATTTATCCATATTATATATTAATATATAATATAATGGTAAGGTTTATGGGTCGTGTTGATTGGTTCAATGTTAAAAAGGGATATGGATTTATTCATGTATTAAATAATGATGATTTTAAAGATAGAACACTATTTTGTCATCAATCAAATATTTCACCCGAGGAACAAGAAACATTTCGAAAACTTTTTCCAGGAGAATATGTGAGCTTTGATATCACAGATAAAAATGATAATAAAGAGGCGACAGACGTGCGAGGGGTAAATGATGGCCCACTACTTATTGATAATAAGTCATTTAATTTTAAATGTTTCCCAAAGACTAGAAATAATTCAGTATCTCATTAAGATACACATAGTTAAATTAATCTATTAAACATACATTAACTTTATTTTTACTTTTTTTTACATATTTTGTTTTTTTACCATTTTCTATAATATGAATATCATAGTTATTTTTATTATAAAATTTTAATCTTTTATTATATTGATTTACAAAATTAGAAAAATTATCACATATATCAAATACATATGGATGAAATTTTCTTAGATTTTCTGGTTGCCTAAGAATGCGACCAATTGATTGTTCTATATCTGATTTAGGGGATCCTAATATAATAGAATTTAATTTAGGAATATCCATACCTTCAGACGCCATTGAAAAAGTTCCTAATATTATTTTTTTTTCTTGGGATATTTTTAATTCATTCTGTTTCATTCCACCAATATAATAACCACAATCATAATTATTAAGAATTAGATAATTATATATATATACTAAATGATTTCTTCTATCACTAAGAAATAATATATCTCTTCCCATATTGTATAATTCAATTATTTTATCAATAATTATTTTTGTGCGTGGTTCATAATCACATATATTATTGATCATTATTGGATTACATGGATTACCTCTTATATTTGTTGATATCTTACAATATTTTTCGTCATCGCATTCATATTTTAATACATCTACTTCAACGTAATCTTTATTAATATCTTTTGATACATATACCAATGGTCCAATAAACCATTCAAAAACTTTTTTTAATCCATCTTTTCTATTTGGAGTTGCTGATAAACCAAGCATATATCTTGATGATACTTTTAACATACATTTATGAAATATTTCTGCGCCAAAATGATGACATTCATCAAATATAGCAAATCCAAATGATTTAAATATATCTTTACTATATTCTTTAATTGAAAGACTTTGTGCCATAGCTAATACAATATCTTTATCTTCAATATCTATAATACTTTTTTGTATTCTTCCTATTTTAGCAGTGGGTATAAATTGTTCAATCCTTTCAATCCATTGACTCATTAAAAAATCTTTATGAACAACTATTATTGTTTTTAATTTTAATTTTGATAATATATATAATGCGAGAATAGTTTTCCCACCTCCACATTTTAAAGATATGATTCCACCTCCATTATTTTTAATTTCTTTTATAGATTTATCATAAATTGGTTTTTGTATTTCTCTTAATTCACCATTAAAATCACAACTTATTTCTTCTCCCATATCTCCTATATATTCCTCTTTTCCAAATTTTTGAATACCATAAAAACGAGGTAAATATAATCTTTTTGGTGATTCTAAATATACTGTAAATTTTTTTTCTATATTAGTACCAAAATCATTCAATGTAAAAGGACTTACTGTCAAATCCGTTTTTATTTTTTTAATATCATCTTCTGTTAATTCTTTCTTTTTAATAATATATCCATCTTTATTTAATTTCATTTATATATATATAATTATATATATATACTTTTATGTCTAAACTATTTTTAGCTAATGTTATTAGTATTATTCATTTCTTTTTGATATTTTATATATTATTATGTCCTTTTAGAACTGTTGGATTATATTGTGATATATTTTATTTAGTATTAATTCCTGTTGTTATTATGCATTGGTTATTAACAGATGATTCATGTGCATTAACTGTTATTGAAAATTACCTTAGAGGAATGGATATATCTAAAGTAAATGTTAATAATAATTATATGTACAGGTTAATATATCCTATATATAATACACCATCAATTGTTAATGGTAATTTTATTTATATTATACTATTATATTTGTATATTATAGAGTTGCGTAAGTTTTGTTATAATTTAAAAAATAATTATTATACTAATACTAATATATGAAAAATTTGTATGATATATTACAAATAGATAAAAGTGCCAATGAAAAAGAAATAACAAAAGCTTATCGTAAACTCGCAGTTACAAATCATCCTGATAAAGGTGGATCAGAAGATAAGTTTAAAGAAATATCTGAGGCATATTCTATACTGTCCAATCCTGCTAAAAAAAAAATATATGATTTAGGAGGATATGAATCTGTTTCAAGTGGTTTCACATCAAGTGCTCCATTTGAGATGTTTAATAAAATTTTTTCTAGTGGTTCTTTCTCTACTAATATTTTTGATACGGATATGTTTAAAGAACCCAATAAAAATAAAATAGTAGATTTAGATATTTCCATTTTTGATTTATATTCTGGATGTAAAAAAAGTATTGATATTTCTACTAAAAATAAATGTAGTAAATGTAATGGTCTTGGATGTAAATCGAATGGTAAGGATGTATGTTGTATATGTAATGGTAGTAAATTTGTATCTGCTACTAAATCTTATGGACCTTTTATCCAATCAACAAAAATACCATGCGATACATGTAATAATACTGGATATACTATAAAACCAGGATATGAATGTAAATATTGTAATAAAGAAGGCTTAATTACTATTACCAATAAATATAATTTAAATATAACCAAAGGTAGTACACAAAAAGAAATAGTTGTTAAAAATAAGGGTGATTATATAAAAGAAATTGATAATAATAATGATTTAATTATAAAAATAAATGAAATACCAAATGATAGATTTATTCATAAAAATAGAGATATATATATTGAAGAAGATATTCATTTATGGGATTCTATATTAGGTTGTGATCACATTGTTAAATATATTGATTCAGATATAATATTAAATATCAATAAAATTATTGATCCTAATATGGCAATGATTGTTAATGGTTATGGTATGCCCGAATTTGGAGAAAATAAGTGCGGTAATCTTATTATTAAATTTAATATAATATATCCTGATTATGTTCCCAATATAGACGATATTAAAAGATTAGTAGATCATCCTAATTATGATCACAATGGTATTCAGGTAGATTATTACAATAGAATTGAATCAGGTAATCAAGATAATGAAAATGATGATCAATTTTCTAAACCACAATGCGTACAACAGTAAAAATAATTTGATTTATTAATTCTATTTTGATAGTATAAAGAAAATCGGCAATGGTTCATTCTGAGAACCACATGCGATTTTTGAACATTGAGATTGCGAGAATTTTACTCACATTTTGCTCAGGTTTCACAACTGATGTGGACCTTAGCTCAGATATTATTTCAATTATTGCTGGATATGTTCGTTCGTATATTTTAAAGAGGGATGAGAAGAAGAGACCATTGTGTGATGATATTAAGATGCTTATGTATTCAGATAATCCATCAATTGGTCGTGACAACAGTAATCATAAGTTTAGTTTTCTAGAATGTTTGAACTTTGAATATGGATCATACCAACCAACAATCGAGGACTTTATTAGTTACAAGAATATTAGACGTCGGCTCGCTCCATTGGATACAAAGACAAATAATCTATTGAGCGAGGATAATATCGAAACGCATAAGCTAGTATTTTCCGAAATTACTGATATTTATGATATCAAGAAGAATATACTTGAATCTGAATTCTTTGGTGAACCAAAGAGTACTGCGATTGATGTTATTAATTTAATTCGTAGAGCATTAAATGGTGAAATAAGTTATTATATGGATGAATCAGATCCTGATTGGAATTCATGCAATATAGAATTATATAATGTTGATACTAGGTATTTTACATTCTATAGAGGTGAAAATACTCATAATCCCGACAATGAAAGAAATCCACTAAGAAGTTCAATTGAATATGAATTAGAAAAGATTTTAGAAAGATTTTATGATTATTATAATTGTGCGGGATTCATTTGGGTATCAAGTCCAAGTAGTGAGTATGAATATGGGCGATTATTCTTCAAGCCTGATTCACATGTGTGTGAAGGGTTTTGGGATAAGACATTAAGCCATAGTTTAGAATATATCTCAGAATATTAATATTTATTAAATAATATATATATATTTTTTTATTAATAATATATATATATATAGATAATGTGCTCTAATGAAGAATATATTAAACATATAAACAATATTAATAAAAAAAAAATTTATAATCCAAATTTAAATTTTACTACTAATGCTAAAAATATTGCGAAATCGATGTCTATTATTGGTTCATTAAATTTATTAATATATATTATATTCTTATTTATACTTCAATTGTATATGTCTAAAAATACCGGGTTATTTGAAGGATTTCGATGGTATCATCATTTGATATGGATAAGTATAATTTTAATACAAGTAATTTATGTATTATATTTAATAATATTTCCTAAAAATGTTAATAGTTTTGTTGATGCTACATTATATGATATATTTACAGCAGATGTTATTGATAATAGAGGTAGTTTTAAAATAAATAGATTATTTATACTTATTAAAAATTTGTTTAAAGCTATATTATTAGAGCCATTTATTGAATATTTATTTTTAATATTATTAGTTTTAATACCATGGCCATTTTTCAAAAATATTTCATATTTATCAAGATTAAATATTATATTAATGAAAGTTGGCATATTTAATATAATTATATCATTCGTATGTCTTGATTACGATAATATTTATAAATATGGAGCATATAGAGTTAATACCACATTAGATGTTCCAAAATAAATTAATCATGTATATATAAATTAATTAATATATATTTTTAATTTAATGATTACTATTAAAAGTTATGGAATAATATTAATAAAAAACAACAAAATACTAATGATAAATAGACAACATTCAATATACTTCATTGAATTTATAATGGGTAAATATAATATAAATGATATCAAAATACTAGAATTAATATTTAGTAGAATAACAATTGATGAAAAAAATAGTATTATATTAAAATCTTATAAAGAATTATGGATTAATATGTGGGGATGTAAAAATACAAAATATTTTAACAACTATCAATTTATTAATAATAATAAAAAATTTAATAATTTAAAAAATAATGAAAAATTATTTAATAGATTGTGTAAATTAACTAATTTAAAAGATACAGAATGGGAATTTTCTAAAGGTAGAAAAAATATTAATGAAATAAATTTAAATTGTGCCATTAGAGAACTAAAAGAAGAAACTAATATTAGTATTTCTTATAATAATATTTTAAAAAATATCAAACCAATTATTGAAGAATATATAAGTACAAATAATATTAAATATCGCATTTGCTATTACATCGCGAAATATGATTCTATTACATGTAATAAAATAATAGATAATAATGAGGTAAAATCAATTGAATGGGTTGATATAAATAATTGCTTCAAATATATAAGAGAATACAATAATTCTAAATTAGATGTAATTAAATCTATTAAATCAATAATAGATTCATATAATAAAGATTATTATATTATAAATAATATATGACATATCCAGTTGTACTTAAAAATATTATAAATAAACACAAAATCAATATTATGGATAATCTACCAGATGATGAAGAAGAATTATATAAATATTATGATAAATTATTAACAACTCCTGTAAAACAAACAGATTTAGAAGTTATTACTACAAAAATGATAAAACCTAATAGTTTATATGATATTAATATTAAAAAACTATGTATAAAAGAAAAATTAGAAAATATTGAGATTAATAATAAAGATAAAGATTACAATGGTTATCCATTACTTAATGACTCAGATTTTTATAATAAAATTAATAATAAGGCAGAATTTAATACTGTTATAACAAATAAGGGAATGTCTTGCGATTCTAATTTTGAATTAACACCACATCAAATATTTCTAAAACAATTCTTATCCAATAATACTCCATATAATGGTATTTTATTATTTCATGGAACAGGGACAGGAAAAACATGTACAGGTATTAGTATAGCAGAAAATTTCAAAAATTCATTAGATGATAATAAAATAATAGTATTGTTACCCAATAATATGAAAACTGGATGGATAAATACAGTATTAAATAAAAATATTGATTCGAATCAATGTACTGGTAATACATATTTAAGTCAATTGGAAGATATGTCAAGTGATAAAGAAGTTAAAAAAATAGTTTCAAGAAATTATGAATTCAGTGGTTATTTAAAGTTTGCTAATTCTGTAAATAAAATAATACTTAGAAAAGATGGTCATCAAATCATTAAAAAAATTTTTTCTAATAGAGTAATTGTTATCGATGAAGTTCAAAGAATAAGAGGAGATGATGATTCTAAATTAATTATTGATGTTATAAAATATATCATTAAATATTCAATAAACTTAAAATTAATATTATTATCTGCTACTCCTATGTATAATCAATCTGATGAAATTTTAACATTGTTAAATTTATTATTATTAAATGATAATAAAATACCAATTCCTTATTCTATATTTAAAGATGGATTCTTGACAAGAGAGGGGAAACAAATATTAATAAATAAATGTAAGGGATACATTTCATATGTACGTGGTGAAAGAAAAAATTTATTCCCAGATAGACTCTATCCTGATAATATTTTAAAAAAATCAGAATATCCAATTAAAGATATCTTAGGTAATGAAGTCGATTATAAATTTAGATATTTACAATTATATCCTAGTTACATGAGTGGGGAACAAAAAAAAGTGTATAATAAGAAGATATCTGTTATTAAAAAAGAATCTAGAAATAAATTAATTCTTATGGAAGAAAATGAATTAACTCAAATATCAAATATAGTATATCCAGTGGAGTCAGATAAGCCATATGGAAAATATGGATTAGAGAATACTATGAATATTAAAAAAAATAAAATCCATACATATTCATATAAAACAAAAATATTAAATAAATATGGTCCAATATTTGATATTAATATTATTAAAAATTATTCTACTAAAATTAAAACAATTATTGATTCTCTAATACTTGATAAATCTGAGGGAATTGTTTTTATTTATTCTAGATTCATTGTATCTGGAATAATTCCCATGATATTAGCATTAGAGCAAAATGGTTATCAAAAATATTCAAATGATGAAATTTTAGTATCAGATACTAAAAGAGAACCTATTTCATATGATGGAACACCGATTTCTAAATATAAAAATAAAAATGATTTCATAAGAGGTAAATATATCGCTATTACAGGTGATTCTAGTTTATCATCTAATTATATGAATGAAATTAGAGTGGCTATATCCGATGAAAATAAAAATGGTGAAAAAATAAAAATAATATTGGGATCAGAAGTCGCAAGTGAAGGATTGGATTTAAAAAATGTTCGTAGTATTCATATATTAGATCCTTGGCATCATTTAAATAGAGTCGAACAAATTATTGGTAGAGGTATACGTTTTTGTTCACATAAAACTTTACCAAAAGATAAACGCAATGTTAATACTTTTATTCATTGTTCAATGATCAATAATGAAACTGATTCTAGCGATACTATTATATATAGAATCGCAGAAAAAAAATCGATTCAAATCGGTGAAGTAGAATCACTTTTAAAAAAGGTTTCTATTGATTGTAAAAATCTAAAACCATTAAATTATGACAAAGATGATAAACCATATTCTAAAGTTTGTTCATATCAACCCGATTGTGATTTCGATTGTATGTTTGATTTTAAAAAATCAAAATTAAATTATGATACACTTAATCTAAGCACATTCTACCCTATGCTATTAAAAATTGCCAATTATATATCTAATATATATCTACATAATATCGCATTGACTATTGATGAAATTTATGATGAACTTTCTACAATGATTACTATTGATAAATATATTATTTACTTGACAATTGACTATATGATTAAAATTAAATTTAAATTAAAACATAACGATATTGATGGTTTTCTAATATATAATAATAATTATTATATTTTTCAACCATTTAATAAAATTGATCAGACTATTCCTGTTATTTATAGAATATCTAATAATAATTTTAACAATAAATATAAAAATCTAATAAAATCTAAAAAAACATTAAAAAAATACAATACGCCGGAACTTAATCAAAATGTTACTATTGATAATGTACCATCATTAAAAAATCATAAATTAATTAAATTATTCGATTTTGATGATAGAATTCTATTCTATTACGATATTGAAAGATTTTCTTTTACACAAAAGGCATCTCTTATTAAAGATATCATATTAAAACTACCTAATATAAATGGTCCTGATGAATATATATTTGAACACTATAGAAACAATTTTATATATAAAACTGATGTTTATGAAATAGATAAAGATTATCCCAAAAATGTTATACCTGTTGGATTTTTTCTGTACGTATCTGATTCTTATACTTTCTTTCTATTTGATGATAAAAATTTGTTATATGAAGTTGATGATGTTACTAATGATGAATTTAATACACTATTAAATGAATATAAAAATACAGATAAATATATTAAAAAATATAGAAATTGTCCACCTATATGGGGTTATAACTATATCGCACCCAAAAAGATTGTTACTGCTGTTGATTTTAAATTAGTAAAATGGGTTGATGTAAAAGATAAAAATAAAAAAATAAAAGATGGAGGTTTAGGTTATCAATGTAATAGTAATAATCAATTCTCAAAACCATCATATACAATCGATTTAATTAAAACTTATTTTGGTAATTATTATAAAAGTGAAATAGAAGGTAAAAATTTTAAAGTATCCAAAAAATATATATGTATATTATTTGAACTTATTTTAAGGAATGAAAATTTTAAAAATAAAGATATTCATTATTTTTATAATTATGATATATCTTATTTGTATGATTTGTAATTAAAGAATTAATTATATTTTATTTATATAAATGATAACATACTCTAATGATTCGGTTTCTATTATATTTACAGATATAAATTTTTTAGAAACTTATAAACTATATAATGATACACATGATTTTTATAATTTTTTAAATTCTATAGAATTTAATAAAGATTATTATAAAATTAAACTATCTACAAAATATGATCATTCTAATAATAATAAAATGTTACAAAAATCTGTTGAATATTTAAATAAAATTACTAAAGATAACTATATACAAATTACTAATAGTATTTATGATTTAATTAATGAATCAATTGTAAATGAATATTGTAAATACTTGATAGAAAAAATTATTCAGCATGAAAATTATTCTAATGAATATATCTTTATATTAAAAAAATTATGCGATAATTATAATAATCATAATGAATTAAATATATATATCAATAATTTATATGATTTAATTATTAAAAAAAATATTAACAATAATGATTATGAAAAACTATGTAATCATAATAAAATATTGGATAATCTTGTTGGTTATTATAGAATGATTATTCAAATTAATAGTTTAGGTATATATAATGATATCAATAAAATAACTATTGATATTATTGAACAAATTAAAAAATCCGATGATGATAATCAATATAAATATTTACAATGTCTAATGTCTATTATTAAAACAGATATTAATATGATTAATAAGATTGATAATGATTTGTCAAGTTTTCTAAAAACTAAAAAAAATAAATTTTTATTAATGGATATTTTTGACTTAAAAAATTAAGTTAATATTTCTAATATACCCTGTATAGCAACAAATATATTACCATCTGAGTCCGGTGAGGCATCTGTTTTTTAACTGATAACTTTCTCTTGTTTTGTAAAAACATATTTCTTTGCTATAAAATAAATAAACACTAATATAATTATACCTATAAACACTTTAGCCATTGTTGTTTTATACCATGGTATTGTTTCTGGTTCTGTTATTTCTTTAGTTGGTGTTTCACTTGTTGGTTTAACTGTTTCACTTGTTGGTTTAACTGTTTCACTTGTCGGTTTAACTGTTTCACTTGTTGGTTTAACTGTTTCACTTGTTTTTATTTTACATTTGCGATCTTCTTTTTTATATCCATCTATATCTGGTAAATATGAATCACAACTATTATGATTATTACTCCATATACATCTATATCCATATCCATTCGGTGCGTTACTATTTGTATATCCATCACATGTTTCTTTCGTTTTATTAATACCACAATTTGGATCTTTTATTTCACCTGTACATATTGGTGGCGTAATAGATATCATTGGTTCACTTGTACCTGTTGTTCCCGATGGTACTGTTGTTCCTGATGATACTGTTGTTCCTGATGATTCAAGTGAATGACAACAATATGTTTCATCGCCCTCACTACATTGATTAATTGTAGATTTTGTTCCTGAACATGATAAATTCTTCCACTCACAAGGATAATATTTACTTTTATATAAATAGAATGAATCTTTACATATATTCTCATCTTCAATAGTATCACAATTTGAAAACACACCTACATTTCTACTAGCACTATTAGTCGTATTACATTCTTTAATAGTCATATCTATATTATCATCATTATTATTCTGATCCATTGTACATTCATTCACTTTATTAATATAATTGTTTTTGACTACACTAGAATCATTATAATCACAATAACCATTCAGTGTTGTTTCTTCATTATATAAAGTTGGATTCCATTGACATCTTCCCCAACCAGTACTAGATAATGTTATATTATCAGTATTTCCATTTCTTATATAATTTTTTTCATCTGATGCATTCCAACTATAGTATTTATTATTACATGTTATTGGATCTTTTTCGTATTTTTTAGAATTTGTTGTACTCATTAAACATCCTTTTTTTGGATCTCCATTATAATATATATTATTATTATCCGTAATATCTATTCCATTAACTGGACAAGAATTACTTATAATCATATCTTTATTTCTTGACTCATAATAATTAATATATTTATTATAGTCCCATAAGCAAGATTTACTAAATTCATTCTCTTTATTATTATTATACATATTGAAATTTGTGTTTAATATATTTGAGTTATTCATTTTTTTGTTAATTGATTCTTCATAATTTCTAGGTGGAGGATTATTTAAACTATATATATTATTATCATCAATATCATTTAGTATACTTTTTAATTGAATTTCAGCATCTATATTAGCTGAATCATCACTAAACATATATTTCATATATCCTGAATCATCGTCTATATTTTTACCCTTATTAATATTTAACTTACCCATTGTTATATTCCTGTTTTTTAAATAAAATTTAGGATCATATTCAATATTTAAATTTGTATCTTCGTTATTATAAAAAAATCCTTGATTATCTGTATTTGTATTATTATCCATATATGGATATCTAGTGTTACTAACCTGTTTAAAACATACTCTTTCTTTATTATTAGTCGTTTTTGTATAAAATCCATTACATTCATCATCTTTATCACATAACTCTTTCGCGGAAGCATTTGTAAATTGATCTATACACCCTGAAGATTCTATATCATAATTATAGTCATTAGAATATTTACAGCCACCTATCTGATTTTTAATATCATTAATATTTGTATTTATATCTCTTAATAATTCTGAATTACTAGTATCTGTAATATAATCGTTAACATTTGTTACAAATTCTTTTATTAATGATGATTTATCACTAGCATTACTACACATTTTAAAATCATCTTGTAATTTTTGTTTATTATCATTATCATCCATTAATTCATCTATATACATGTCCTTGATTGTATTTATTAAATTACTACAATTAATATGAACATTTTTATCATAAGTATTACATATTGATGTTAAACTTGTATTTTTTGATAATTGACCTATATTATTTTTAAAATCAAATACTCTTGGATAATAGTTCCAACCACTACTATTCTCTTCTTCTTTTTTTATATGAAAACTTGATGATTTATTCGCCTTCTCACTAACTGTAGTATAACTATCACTTATCTCTTTTTTAAAACATGTCTTATGACCTCCTCCTCTTTTATCCGTTTCAAAATAAAATCCTTTACAATCTTTTACTTCTGAACATCTATTTTTCGCTTCATCTAAATTATTTACATATAAACAATCTTTTGGAGCACCCCCCTCTGTGCCATTTGGAAAATTTGGATATGGTACACTGCTTGGGTCAATATCAAAAGTATTATTTAAATCAACATAATTATCCTTATAATCTACTAAAAAATCTGAAGTATTTGTAATTAATTGTTTTACTGAATCATCCATATTTAAAAAACATGTTTTCCCTACATAATTATTAGATAAAGTATAAAAAGCACTACATTCATCCGTCTCTAAACAATATTTTTTTGCTGAATCTATTGACATTTCATCTACACAACCATCATCAAAATTACCCAATGATTCTTCTGGTGGTTCTATTACTACCTCTTCTATTATTTCACCTGTCTGTGGATTTTTAGATGTTTTTTTCGCATCCGGTAAATTTTTTATATATGATGGTATTTTATTCCTATCTACTATTTTGTTAAATTCATTATATGGTTCAATATATGCACCATATAATTGACATTCCTCTCCTGATATATAATATTCACTTGTTGGATCCTCATATAAATTATTCATACATTTTTTACCCTTAACACATTTATTATTATTATATGAACCGGCACTTACATTAGAATTATCTGGTGCTAATATACATGTATAAGCATCATTTCCATTATTATATGCGGTACCCATATATTTATCACAAGTTGATTCTACTGTACTTCCTGATGGTTTATAGTCTTTATCATTCGTTCCTTTACAACTAAAAAAAGTATTATCACATATTTGCTTAACATCCTCAAGAACTTCTACATTTTCACACTTGTCTATTGGTATTTTATTATCTGTTGATTGTATATTATTACTGAAATTATTTGATGATGTATTACATATATATGAATCATTTGGTCCTGAACTAATTGGTTTTCTCCTTCTATCCCATTCTCCCACTTTTGTAGTATTTGAGTCATATATAGGGACAGATGGGATTGGTTTATATGAATATCCTGTACATTTCCAATTTGTATTATTCTCATTTTTTTGATTATGATCTTCACATAATTTCGCACATTTATCTATTCCGTAATTTTTTGAGTTTTTTTTGTTTGATGTATTTTTTATAGCTGTTGCTAATGAATATGTTGGAATTGAAAAATTATTTTGAGTAATAATATTACTCGGACACCAATCTGTCCCGGTTAAAGGAAAACCCATATTTATATATTTACCCCTATCCGTATTATATATACAACCCTTTTGATTATCTAATAATTTTCCATTCTCATCTAATATACATTCATTTGTACATGTTTTTATATTACTTTCTATATTATTAATATCATTTGAATTTTTCCATTTATTATTTTTAACATATATATCTCTATTATCTGATATTATTGCGTTATTATTTATATTTATATTTTTTATAAAACAGGCATCTTTATTATTTTTATTTACTGTAAAACCATCGCAGAATTCATTATTATCGCACATACCTTCAATATCTTTATAATCTAAATTTGTATCATTTGCGCATCCATATTCGTTTATTTTTGTTGGATCATCAAACCCATGTGTTAAATTAGATGATTTAACATAATTATTTCCAAAACCTATAATATTATTATACTTATTATATTTTTCTTTTAAGTAAAATGCTGATGATGCATTACCTGTATCTGGTTTAGGGTTATTTCCCATATATTGATTTTTTTTATAGCATACTCTTGAATTTTTTGTTTTATCTTTAATCCAAAATCCATCACAATTATCATGTAAATTACAATATTCTTTCGCATCATCATATGATATATTATTTATACATCCTCCATTATCTATTCCAGTAGAACTGATAAATGATCCAAAAAATTTTCCAATTTTAGATAATATATCATCATTCTCTAAATATGGTTCATTATTACCTAACCATCCCGTATTATTATATTCTTTGTAATCTAATTTATTTATGTTCGGACAATATTTTATATTATCTATCTTACCTTCTAACTTATCATCCAAATATTCGTTACTGTAGGCATCAACTTTATTATTTGATTCATTTCTTATTATACCACAATTACTCTTTTTTTTAATATGAAAACTTGATGGTCTAGCGGTTGAATCATCTTTTAAATTATTACTACCAATTCTTTCTACAAATATATTTTTTTTAAAACATGTCCTATGACCTCCTCCTCTTTTATCTGTTTCAAAATAAAATCCCCTACAATCTTCTACTTCTGAACATTTACTTTTTGCTTCATCTAAATTACTTACATATAAACAATCTTTTGGAGCACCCCCCTCTGTGCCATTTGGAAAATTTGGATATGGTACACTGCTTGGGTCAATATCAAAAGTATTATTTAAATCAATATATTGATTATCTTTCTCGTTTATTGCACACTCTACTTTTATTCCTGCATACGATTCATCTATATTATTATCATTATTCTTATAATCTATTTTACCGATTCGTGTCCATTTGTTATTACATTCTTCATCGAATACACCATAACAATTATTAACTTCTTCTTTTATTGAACTATTATTTATTATATTTGTTATACTATTTATAGATTCATCTTGTGGAGCACATTTATTTAGATTTTTTTTAATATACATTGACTCATTCTCATTACTATTTAAACTTGGATTCAAATCTTCCTCTCTTAAATTTTCCGTTTTAATATTTGTTTTAAAACATGATCTTGTTGCTGTATTGCCTCCAGTAGTGGAGCGATTTTTTGAATAATAAAATCCATGACAATCTTCAAAATTATCACATTTATTTTTTGAATCATGTAATGATAATCCATATATACATCCCGTCTTTATTTCTTCTCCATTTCTTATTGTTTTTTCACTATCAGGTATTTCATATATTAATGACCCTCCCTTTACTATATCATGTATTCCATCTAATCTATAATATCCAACAGAATTAACACATCTACCAGTATCATTATCATTATTATTATTTAACAGTTTATCCATTTTTGTATAACTCGCATTTCTATGTGTTAAACATGATTCGTCATCTTGTATATCTATACATCTTTCTGAATATTCGGTACCCATGTTTAATTGGTATTATTACTATTATTATTATTTTTTTTATTATATATATATAATGAACAAATTAAAAGCATTTGGCTTATTTATTTTCTTATTAATTGTTTTAGCACTTGGGATATATATTAATAATTTTGAATCGTACTATGATAATGGAACATATTATTGTAGTAAGTTACAAGATAATGGGGCGAAATATTTATTACAGTATGGGGGCTCACCTCCTAAATATCTAAACCAGTTATATAATTCGGAGGGCGAACTATTTAGAATTAAGAACACACGTGTAGATTTGCCAGAAAATTTAAATTCAGTATCATTTATAGATACAGTTAATCAAAATAGTGGTAATCATGACATTGAGATAGATGTCAATGTTGATATATTTGATGATTTTACTGGCCTAGTAATAACTTCACCACAACCTTTATTTACTAATAAAAAATTTGAAGATTATAATAAAGATCAAGAATATAAAATTATAATTGATATATCATGGATGATGATACGAACTGTATTTGATAATAAATATTCTTATATGAATGGTATATTATTTACTGAAATTAATCTAGATAAAGATTCTGGCTATATAGTAGTAGGTTTTATTGATATTCGTCATGTTATCGAACATCTCAAGAATAATCCTGATTTTATATTTGATTCACATTATAATGGAACTGTTGATAAAGATAATATAGGATCTTTGATTGACTATTTAAATTATGTAAAATCACGGATGAAACAGGGATTGTATCTAGTGAATGATAATGATTTAATTTATAACACACATCAATCAATAATTATACCCGGCGATTTGTTTAATTGTGATGATATTTATACTATGAATACTTATTATCCTAGGTTTAGTATGAATGACTTTTTACCTAGATTTCTTAGAAACAACTGATAATAATCATCTAATAATCATCCATATTTAATTTATTTCTTCTTTTTTCTGATTTTTTATTAATAGTTTTGTATACTATTTTTACCTCATTTGATACTCCCATTATAGATAAGATATCTTCTTTCTTCTTTTCATCTAAATCTTTATATTTAATTAACATGATTTTTAATATTTCATAATAATTATCTAAATTTATATCTTGTAATAATTCATTTGTTTTATCAATATAATATTCTTTATTTTTTAATATTTGTACTTCATCTTCTTCATTACTATCACAGCCAAATAAATCTTCAAGTAGATTTTGATTTGTGACTGCTGATTTAGCATTCATTGATAAATTTATTATATTATATTATATTATATTATATTATATATATATATATAATTTTAAATAATGGTTAGTATGATTACAATTATATATAGTGTTATTTCTATTTCAATACTATTAAATATATTAAATGGAAAAATAAATATGAATAATGATATTAATAAATATATTTCCGATAATAATAGTGAATCTGACAAATTAAATACATTAAGTAGTGATATAAAATTAGAGGATGATTTTAAAAATAATTTTAAAAATAATGATAATACTGATAAATACATTTTCTTAAATTCTTATTTTCATTGCCCAAAAAAATATAATGATAATTTTAATAATTTATTTAGTAATATTCAAGATCAATTACCTGGTTATACATCCAATGATTATTTCGATTTAACAAGGTACAACAATAATAAATATGTCGTTCCACAACCAATTAATATTTGATATTTTTTTTATATAATATAATAATATGAACTTTATTAATTGTGATTATTTTATATTAACTGTTATATTTTATACTTTCTATAAATATATTTTATTCTCTAATAACATTATTAAAAAAAAAAATAATTAATATAATATATATATATATATATATATATTAATATGTCAAAAAAACGTTCTAGTAAAGCAAATAAAAAATATAATAGAAGATCAAAAAAAGTTTTATCTAAAGTAATTGATAAAGCATTAATTATTAGAGAAAAAGCAGACAAACAATCATTCTGGGATTCAGCTGCGATTATATTCTTTATTCCATTAATTGTTATTTTAACTGGTATTACTGTTTTCCTTATTATTGATAAATTACTAAAATAAATATATTTAAAATATTAATTATCTATTTTATATATTAATGGATATTTATAAGTTATCTAATATTATTTCTGGTATTGGTACTTGATTTGGCCTATTTTCAAGAATTCCACAGGTTTATAAAGTATATAAAAGTAAATCTGCGAATTATTTATCTACTCAAACTTTATTTATTAATATAACTGCCAATTGTTGTTTTTTATTTAATACAATTATACATGAAAATTATACTATTTCTATTAATTGTTTAACTGTTATTGTTTTAGAATCAACATTAATTTATTTAAAAAATAAATATAAAACAATTTAAAAAAGTTCAAGTGGTATTAGTTTAGTTGATTCAGATAATAATTATTAATAGTTTGTATAATTAAATATACTTAAAGTTATGTTTATATATATTAGTATAATATATTATGATATATTATTTGATCGCGTAGCTCAGTAGGTTAGAGCATCTGTCTTATGAGCAGAAGGTCGCGGGTTCGAGCCCCGCCGTGATCACTTGTCTAATTAGCTCAGTAGGTAGAGCGCAAGACTTTTAATCTTGTGGTCGTGGGTTCGATCCCCACATTAGACACAGACTTTTCAGTCTATAAATGATATTTGTCTAATTAGCTCAGTAGGTAGAGCGCAAGACTTTTAATCTTGTGGTCGTGGGTTCGAGCCCCACATTAGACATTTTGGAGAGTGGCGCAGGGTCGGTTGTTTGATACAACCCTCTCCAATTTTCCGTCGTAGCTCAGTAGGCAGAGCACCCGGCTGTTAACCGGTAGGTCGCTGGTTCGAGCCCAGCCGACGGAGTTTAGGTAATGTTCCCGAGCGGTCAAAGGGGTCAGACTTAAGATCTGATGCAAAATGCTTCGTGGGTTCGAATCCCACCGTTACCAATTTATCCGTGTGGCGCAACAGGATAGCGCATCAGACTTCTAATCTGGGGGTTGCGGGTTCGAATCCCGTCATGGATATTTTAGTTTTGTAGTATAATAGGTTAGTACAATGGACTTTGAATCCATAAATCCGGGTTCGAATCCCGGCAAAACTTTATGATAGTGTTCCCGAGTGGTCAAAGGGGTTAGACTCAAGTTCTAATGCGTAATGCTTCGTGGGTTCGAATCCCATCGCTATCATATCTATGTAGTCTAATGGTTATGACACTTGGCTTTCATCCAAGCAATCCGGGTTCAATTCCCGGCATAGATAAAAAAAATATATATATATATATAAATATCTATTTAATATCTAAAACATTCTTTCTTTAATTCAATATATTGTTTATATAATAAGCGTTTACTATCAATTAACTCCATAATTGATTTGTATAAATTTTCTCTCATACTATAGAAATCAATTATAAATTGTAAATATAATATTGATTCTTCTCCACTATATTGTTTCGAAGCATCATAATATGTATTACCCAGGTTTGTGTAATTAATATAATCAATAGCAATATGTAAATCCCTCTTCAAATTAATATTATCTTCTAACATCTTGCTATTTATATTATTAACTATTTGAAGTGGCATTATCTTATCACAATCACAAATAAATTCATGATCTTTGAATCCTCTAACTTGATATCCAATATAATATGATAGACATAGTAGCATATATATGATAACTTTGTCCATTTCTTATTTTTTTTAATTATACTATTTATTTATATTTCAAATTATTATATTTTACATATTATAGTATGAAAAAATGTAAACCAAATACTATGAAGTATACAGGTTATTTACATATAATTTCACTATTATTTGCCTTCTTTGGAATTTATATGCAAATTTATTCTCTATACAATGATGAAAAAGATAGTATATGGTTATCTCTTAGTCTATGTATTATGTTACTATTAAGAATCCCAAATCAAGTTTGTTTATCTCTTATACACCCCCATGGTTGGTTAAATGTTATTGGTACTTTAATTGGTGCTTTGGGTTTTGCTTTCGTTAGTTATTTGACACATTTAAAAAATAAAGATATACATTAATTAATTTTTATTTTTCTTTTTAACTTTTTTCATAATTTTAGGAACACTCGGTTCATCTACACTTACATCTATTTTTAAACAACTTCTTAAATTTTTCATATAAACTTTATACATACTATTAATAGTTAAATATAATTCAGGATTATATTTTATTATTATATTGTTCACATAATCAATATCTCTCTTTGTGTTAAATTTAATTTTTTCTAAATCTATTTCTAACCATAAATGTTTTTCTGGAATTGGTGGATCCTTATATTTTAAGTATATAGCCATCTTTTATTATATTATATTCTTTTTATTTTCAAATTATAAAAAATAAGAAATTATAATTTGAAAACATAATATTAGTATCTTATACATTTATATGGGTATTCGAGAATACGATTTCGAAGATCCACCTAATATGAATATCAGAAATGTTAGTAATAAAGTAGAACAAATTATTCGTAGTGATGATTACAATGAATTTGTAAAGTGTCTATTTAGTATGTTCTGTATCCTATATATCATTTTAATTACTGGTTTTGCTGTTTTAATATATTCATTATTTCATGATTAAAATCTAAAACTAATTTATATTATCTGGTATTTATTTTTTTATCTATAAATCCACATTGATAAATTTGAAATATTATAAAGATATCTTATTTATAATAAACTAATAATTATTAATATGAATATTCTTGCTAAAATAGATCATGATATTTATATTCCTTTTTTTGATGAAAATAATGATTCATTTGTAGATAAATCACCTTATAAAAAATATCAAAGAAATTGTATTCATTATGAATGTAGATGTAAAGCTGGATCTGGTTTTTATAATAATCAATCTTTTAAACAACACATTCAATCAAAAACTCATAAAGATTATATTTCTAATTATAAAAAATATTATAAACAAATTGATGATATGTCTAAACTATTAAAAGAAAAAGATATTGAAATAGAACTATGTAAAAGAAAAATTAATAGACTTGAAAATAAATTAGAACAAATTGAAAATATTTATAATAATGAATTATTTTATGATTGTTAAAATCTAAAACTAAGTATAAAATGTGCTGATTCTTCTGATTCTTTTTTTATTTTCTTATAACATTCAATATGATAATTTAATGTTTTAAAATTACCATTAATATGTATTATGTCTTTTAATAATAATCCTCTATAAAATGTTTCACAAAATATCAATCTCTTACTTTGTCTATACTGATTCTCAATATAATACCAGTCTCTATATGATTTTTTTATAATATCATTTTTTTCTTTATTTAATATTTTTTTTGTTATTTCAATTGGTATATTAATAGATTGGAATAATTTAACGATCTCATCAGATCTATTCATATAAGATATCTTATATAATTATATTTAATATCTTTTTTAAAAAAAAATATATTTATTTAACGTTTTTATTATCTTTTATATAAATAATGCGAGAATTAATTGTAAATAAAATAATGAGTTACAAGGATGTTGATAAATTAAAAGGTACTTGGATTAATGAAGATATCTTGACTCACCCAATAATAACAGAAGACACAGATGTATATTATTATGATGATTATAATAATAAACAAGTATTACTTAAATTCAGAAAAAATATGATAGATGACAAATATATTAAAATTGGTTGGGATTCATATAAAAATCTGGCCAAACCAAGTAGAGGAAGAGGCGCATCGGCTGGTCCAATAAATGTATCGGGTGTATATTGGAGTAAAAAACAATTAGCTGACACGGATAAATGGAGGACTAGTTATATATTAAAAAATGGTAAAAAAAGTAAAATGAAGGTTAATAATCAAGTTTTTTCAAATCCAGTTGGATTTTTTGAATCAGATAATAAAATGTATAATTTACCTTGTAGATTAACACATTTTACTAGACAACATTATGATGATTATTTATCTGGTATTCCTTTTATAGAAAAAATAGATGAATGTTTTAAAACATTGATGCCAGAAAGATATAAATCACAATATGATAGAGCAACAAAGAAACCTGATTTTAAAATATCAGATACAGCATTCTCAACAGTTACTATTAATAGAAATTTTAGAACAGCGGTACATAAAGATGTAGGTGATTATGAAGAAGGATTTGGTAATTTAACAGTTATAGAGAGAGGTAAATATCATGGAGGATATACATGTTTCCCGCAATTTGGAATAGGTGTTGATGTAAGAACAAATGATTATTTAGCTATGGATGTTCATCAATATCACGCAAATACTGAAATATATGAAACAGATGATGATATCTTGTTTAATAGTAAATTAGATAGTGCCTTTAAAGACAATATATCTATTGGTACTGAAGGTATAGATAAAAAATACACTCGTTTAACTTTTGTATGTTATCTTCGAACCAAATTAATCGATTGTGATATAATTGATCCTGATTTATTAAAAAAATAATTGATAGATATAAACAATATAATATATATATATATAATAATGAGTACATTATTAATCGTTGAATCACCTGCTAAGGCTAAAAAAATACAAAATTTTTTAGGTTATGACTTTATTGTTAAATCTAGTTATGGACATATTTGTGATTTAAATACTAAAAAACTAAATTCAATGATTGATAATAATTTTGAACCAGATTATAATGTTAATCACAAAACATTAAAATCTTTAAAATCAGTAAATACAAAAGATATCATTCTAGCTGCCGATGATGACAGAGAGGGTGATGCTATCGCTTGGCATTGTGGTCGCTTATTAAATGTTGATTTTAATACGAATAATAGAATTATATTTAATGAAATATCAAAAAAATCAATTATTAATGCCTTGGATAATAAAACCACACTTAATATGAATTCTGTAAATGCTCAAAAATGTAGACAATTATTAGATTTAATAATCGGATATAAGTTATCCCCTCTACTATGGAAACATATAAATACAAATGAAAAAAATTTATCAGCTGGTAGAGTACAAAGCTGTCTACTGAATATGCTAGTAGAACATGAACATAAAATTAATAATTCAGAAAAAAAGATAAAACCTAAAGTTAGCGCAATATTTAATAACGATTTAGAAACAACATTCGTATCTAATAATAATAATATTGTTATTAATGATTTATTCACCAATTGTTTAAAAGAAAAAAAATTTAAGATTATAGATCAAAATAATAAAGAAGATATTAAATATCCTCCACCGCCATATACAACTTCAAGTCTTCAACAAGATGCTTATAATACACTTGGATTAAATGTTAAAACAACTATGAATATAGCACAAAAACTTTATGAAGCTGGTAAGATAACTTATATGAGAACAGATTCAACATATATTTCAAATGATTTTAAAAGATATCTTCATAATCATATAATATCAAAATATGGAGAACAATATTATAGATCAAATAAATCTAAAGATACTAAATTCTCACAGCAAGCACATGAAGCAATCCGACCAACAAATCTATCATATGATTACTCTAAATTGAATCAAATTGAAAAAAAGTTATATGAATTAATAATTAAAAGAACAATTCAATCTCACATGTCGCCTACAATATATGATGTATATACATATCATTTATCTAATAATTTAATCACCTCTTATGGATGTTTTAAACATACTATAAGAGATATATACTTTGAAGGATATATGGTATATACAAAAACTAAACCAATTAAATATAAAAAACTAGATATTAATAATACATATAAGTTATCTTCAGCTGAATGTAGATATAATTATGAGATACCTCCAAAATATTTAAACGAATCTATGATAGTTAAATTATTAGAAAAAACTGGCATAGGAAGACCATCAACATATTCTAGTATAATAAATACATTATATAATCGAAACTATACAATTGTAAAAGATATACCTAGTTATAGAATAGATATTGATGTTATAAGAATAGAAAAAGATAAAATAATTCAAGATTTTGATACTATTACTATTCCTAGAGAAAGTAATAAAATTATAGTAACTGATTTAGGTAAATTAGTTGTTGAATATTTATCAAAGCATTTTAAGGATATAATTAATGTTGAATTTACATCAAATGTTGAATTAGATTTAGATAATATTGCTAATGGTAAAATAGAATGGAAAGAAATAATAAAAAAAATTTACAATACATTTAATCCAATTGTTTTGAATCAAAATAAATTTAAAACTATTAAAAAAGATAAACCTTCTTTTCTTGGATATCAAGTTAAAAATGGAAAGTTTGGTCCATATTTAACTAATGGTACAAATAATTATAATGTTAACAATTATTGTAAATTAAATAAGATATCTTTAGATGATTTGAATGAAACACATGTTAAAAAAATAACAAGTTATCCTAAAGTAATTGGAAATAAACATAATAAAGATATCTTATTGTGTTTCGGACCATATGGTGAATATTTAAAATATGATAATAAGAATATTAAAATAGATAAAAAAAAATCGAATGATATTAATTATCTCGTTTCTTTAATTAAATAATATAATTTATTTATTATATAATATATATGAGCACCCTTGAATTAGATTTACAATTAGATGTTGAGGAACCTGAGGTAGAAGAAGTAGAAGAGGTAAAAGAGGTAGAAGAGGTAGAAGAGGTAGAAGAGGTAGAAGAGGTAGAAGAGGTAGAAGAGGTAGAAGAGGTAGAAGAGGTAGAAGAGGTAGAAGAGGTAGAAGATGTAGAAGAGGTAGAAGATGTAGAAGAGGTAGAAGATGTAGAAGAGGTAAAAAAGGTAAAAGAGGTAGAAGAGGTAAAAGAGGTAGAAGAGGTAGAAGAGGTAGAAGAGGTAGAAGAGGTAGAAGAGGTAGAAGAGGTAGAAGAGGTAGAAGAGGTAGAAGAGGTAAAAGAGGTAGAAGAGGTAGAAGAGGTAGAAGAGGTAGAAGAGGTAGAAGAGGTAGAAGAGGTAGAAGAAACAAAATTAACAAGAGATATACTTAATAGTTTAAATAATAATGAATTATATGATTTTATTGTTAATAAAATGGGATATTCTGAATATAATAACTATAATATTAATTCTCTTAGAAAAATAGCTATTAGAGATTTATTAATTTGAAATATTTAATATTTTGAAATTAAAATTAAATATGAAGAATTTACGAATATCTACAATGACCGCTATTGGTCGTTTGTTTACAAATACTATAAAATTAAATAATATTTATGATTATATTGATATTGATGATGTAATTCGATATGTTAAATATAATAAAACTGATAAAGGTCATGATCCTAAAAAAGAAAAAAATAAAACTAGAAAAAATCAAAAACAAAAAAAAGACTTTTTTAATCAGATGACACTACATGTATATGATGGTGTTAAAAAGAATAATCGCCATGTTAATGTAAAAATATTTAATAATGGTAAAATACAAATGACTGGAATTATAAATAATGATCAAGGATCTAATATTTTAAATATATTATATAATAAATTATTAAAGTTGGATATAATTCAATTAGTTCCTATAGATGATAATAAATTAGAAATTGCTTTAATAAATAGTGATTTTAATTATGGTAAAACAATTAATAGAGATAGATTATATCAATATTTAATACATCAAAATATATTTGTAACATATGAATCATGTATCTATCCTGGCGTTAAAATTGGATATTATTATAAAGAAGGTAATAAAACTGGTATATGTAATTGCGCAACACCTTGTAATGGTAAGGGTGATGGGATAAATTCTTGTAGGCGAGTTACAATAGCAGTTTTTCATAGTGGTAATATTATTATTACTGGTGGTAGATCTTTTGATCAATTAGAACAAACATATAATTTTATAAATAAAACATTAGATAGCATTTTTAAAACTATCTAATTTCTTAAAATATAATAATATTTATATTATTATATGAATAATTATATTAATTTACTATTATTTTTTTTAACGATTGCTATAGTATTAAGAATAACTGGTATAGCAGATACAGGTAATAAAAATATTATAATGAATCGTATTCCAAGATCTCTTAATAATATTAGAAATGATAATAAAATAATTAACAATTTTAATAATTTATCGGATAATAGATTAGTATTAAGTGGTAAAAAAATTGAAAAATACTTTAATAAAAATACTATAGATGAAGATATGAAGAATGTTATTATTAATATTTTAAATGTAATTATAAAAAATACAAGCAATATTGAAAATTATAAACATTATGTAATTAAAGATATATATGATATACATCAACAAGTTGATATGAATCGCAATCAAAGGTTTGTTGTTAATTTTTTTATATATAGCGTTAATACATATACAACTAAAAAAATTCTAGTTGATTTTATTATTATTAATTCACAATTATATATAAATTATATAGGCGAAGATGTAGCTTCTATATATAAATTACTAGATAAATATGATTTGAAAGTATCTGAAGCTATTCAAAATATGAAAAAACCATATTCTTTTGGTTATTTAAAAGACAAAAATAATGTGGAATTATTAGATTTATATTATAGAGTAAAAGAATTAAATGTAATTGATTACAATCAATCTATTAATGATTATCCTGATTATGTTTCTAAATTATCAGGTATACGTAAAGTAGATATTTCAGAACTAGTTAATAAATATTTACCCACGGATTCACCTTCTATCACTAGTCCACAATTTTGTGATAATATTGATTCAAATAAATGGGATTCTTATGGAATAAACAATCAATTAAATAATTGTACTGCTAATAATAATACAGTTGGTTATATTCCTAATATACCTGATAATTATCCAGGCTCCACAATAAATCCTAGATCATATTATGGTAAATTTTCCGATCAATTACAAAATATTGGATTCAATACAAATGGTTATAATATTAAAACTACGTCATATTAATTTAAAAAATATTTTAGATATATTATTATGAGTGATATTTGTAATATATGTGGTGATAAGTTATCTAATAAATATATACATAATTTAGATTGTTCGCACAAATTTCATTATGATTGTATTGTTAAATCTTTTAAAGTAAGTAATAATAGAAAGTGTCCTATATGTAGAAATGATTCAAGTATATTACCAATGATTAATTGTTGTAATGGACCATATATGAATATTCATTATGATTATTCATCTTCTTTAGAAGATATTGATATTTTAAATAATTATGATCATAAAAGATGTGATCATGTTATTAGTAAAGGTAAAAATAAAGGTAATTTATGTAATAAAAAATGTGTTGCTGGTTACTTCAAGTGTTCAAATCATATATAATATAGTTCTATTAATTTCCCGTATTATATATATATACGTATGAAAACTAAAAGTAAAGAAAGCAATAGTAGAAAAAAACACAATAATGAGCAATTCGTCAGAAAATTATTTCCAGGTTCTTGGATAGATAATGCAAAAGATTATTATGTTAAATATAATTTAGATATTCCTAAATTATATACAAAACTTAAAAATAATAAAGGTACATGGATCCGTTCAACAATTAATAAAATTAATGGGATTGGTATATATATAAATAAAAATGGAAAACTCGCTTTTAGTGGTCGTTTATTATCTAGTAGAGACTCACGAAAGATTAAAGATCAAAAACCCTTCCTTATTGATTCCAGTAAAAAAATTAATGAAATACTTAATCTGAAACCAAATTATGATAATATTCCAGAAAATATAAAAAATTATATAGCAAAAATAGATAAATATGTAAATATTGTACATGCTCATGTTTTAACTAATTATAAATCTGATTCATATACAGAAGAATTGGATATTATTCCATTTAGTAAATTAAACGAAAATATAACAATAATTGATAATAAAGATGATCTTGAATCGTTTTTAAATAATTCTATTAATAATAAATCTAAATCATCTTTATCAAATTCTATTAATAATTTAATATTGCCTAGATAACTTAAAAACTAAATAATATATATATAATAACTATGTTATGACTGATATTTGTTGTATATGTTTAGATAATATTACTGAATCATCAATCGTTCATAAATTAACATGTGATCATATTATTCATCATAATTGTTATTTTCAACTTATGATTAATAATTCTACTAAATTTATTAACTGTCCATTATGTAGAAAAACTAATTTCAATGTTGAATGGCCCATAATATCAAAAAATAAAATATTACATAATTGTTGTATGACTAGTGGTCGATGTATTCATCGTTATAAGAATGGTAATAGATGTAATAATGTTCCACACTTTTTTAATTATGGTTATTGTCATAATCATCACAAAAATATTTTAAAAAAAAATAATTATGATTTGTTTTTATCATATATAAATTACTTATTTACTAATAATATTAATCAAAAATGGTATACTAAATTATTATTAATTGATATGGCAAAAAAGTTAATAATTAAATATAATATTAAACGATTAGATAAATTATTAAATATATTCTTTAGTTATTTTAAAGAAATCGAAAATGATTCCAATACAAATCCTAATAAATTTTACTATAAACATAATATTAAACCACCGGATAAACAATGGATTCAATTATGTAAAAATAAAAAAATCATTATTTAAATAATAATATCAATTATATTATATATATTATGGCGAATGAATTTTTAAATACTATAGATAATAATGAAAAATATACAAGACTAATCGATGCTGTCAATGAAAATAATATATCTGTTGTAAAAACGTTCTTGTATTATGGAGCAGATCCTAATTTACATAATAAAAATAATATAACACCTGTTATGATCGCTGCCAAGGAAGGTTACTTAGAAATATTATATACTTTATTGGAATATAATGCCGATGTTAATAAAAAAAATAATGAAGGTAATACACCTTTAATTTATTCATCTGTTTATAATCATATTCAATGTGTTCAATTATTGTTAAAAAAAATAAAAGAATCTGGTGATATGAATATTAATCATAGAAATGATGATAATATAAGTGCATTACTTTATGCGTCTACAACCAATAATAGTGATATATGTAGATTATTATTAAATGAGGGAGCTAATGTAAACGATCAAACCTCTGATGGGTATACACCACTTATGTTTGCCGCTGTACATAATAATAAACAATATATTAAAGATTTAATAAAGTATGATGCTAATTTATATATTAGAAACAATGATAATGAAACAGTATTTGATATTGAAGATATCACTGATGATATCAAAAAATTCATAAGAGCAGAAAAATATTCTTCATAATTATATTATGAAACAATATTTTGTTCGTAAAAAATACGGAAAGTCATTTAAATATTACGACAAAAAAGGTAATTTATTACCGAAATCAAAAGTTAAACAATATTTAAATTTTTACATACCACCAGCATATGATGATGTTAAAATTAACATGAATAAAAATAAAGTATTGGCTATTGGTTATGATGATAAATCAAGACCACAATATATTTATGATCATAAATACACAATGCGCCAATCAAAAACAAAATTTAAAAAATTAATAAATTTTGGAGAAAATTATGAAAAGATATATAAAAAGATAGAAACAGATTTATCATCAAAAGATGAGAAAACTAGAGAGATAGCAATGATATTAATGTTAATTATTGATTGTAATTTTCGTGTTGGTAATAATAAATATACTCGTGATAATAAATCATATGGTGTTTCAACACTAGAAAAGAAGCATATTCAAAATAAGTCTGGTGAATTAATAATTGATTTCGTAGGTAAAAAGGGTGTGAGAAATAAATGTACAATAAAAAATGATAAAATTAAAAAAAAATTAACTAAGAAAAAAAAACAATTAAAAAAAAATTATGATAAAGTTTTTAGTTATAAAAGAAATGGAGATATGTTTTATGTATCCGCAAATGATGTAAATGAATATTTAAAAAAAATAGGTAACTATTCTACTAAATATTTCAGAACATGGAATGCTAATATAGAATTTATAAAAGAATCTAAACGAGCAAAAGATATGAATGAATGTATAGAAAGAGTAGCAGATAAATTACATCATACACCAACTATATGTAAAAAAGATTATTTAAATAAAAAACTTCTTGAATTTTATAAAAAGAATCCAAAAAAATTCAAAGATTATTTTAATAAAGATATAAACAAAAAATTTATACAATTTTTGAAAAAGTAACAAATAATTTGAAATTTTTATATATTTTTTTTTTTTACAGCATACCCGTTTGCTTGGACTCGCAACGCTTAGCTATTTGGCAAGGTCGGTTGCGTAAAGAAAACACGGGAGTGGTTGTTGTTGATTCAACAACCAGCAACAAAATGCCACGCGGACGAGGAGGGCGTGGAGGACGCGGAGGACGTGGAGGGCGTGGAGGACGCGGCTATCAAGGCCGTCGTCGGAGTCACCACGACAGAGGGCGCGCCGGTAACCAATTACTTGGTTCATCAGCCGGCTGTCTCGTGGAAAATACTATGGAGTTTGCAAACTCTGTTCAGTCAAGAGCCGATGCTCTAAAGAGGACAAGTACCCCTTCAGAGCATACCATGATTGCAATGGAAACCGCCAAGGTTTCACAGGACGCTGTATATGCAGTGAACATGGCTTATTGTGCGATCAGACGATTGGAGTACAAATGGAACGAGAGCATTGGTGTGATACCACGTAAGAAAAAGACAATCAAGGGTATATCCCTTGATTGTGAGACTACCAGACGGATGCAAAAGATTTTAGCACTTGGTGCTAGAAAGATAACTCCGCGGGATGGAGACAAGATCTGTGGTGAGTGTGGATTCCCAAATTTCCAGAGACGAACTGTGTGCTTTGGATGTAGTGTGAAACTTCCAGTACAGAAGAACGAAAAGGTGTTTGACGTGTCATTGGATGCACTTGATATCTCCATGTTTCTCAATGTGATGAAGTCACTGGAGATGGTGAACGTTGCGCGACTTGCATGCGTATGCAAGTATTTGCGTGATCTGATGAAAGATCCGTTGATATGGACCGAGTTGATGTCTCGGTATCTATATTCGAACTTCTACACAGGCAGGTTAGATCATTTGCTTGATTGCGCGTTGCATAAACCTAGGCACATTGGTGATGTACATCAGGTAAAACTGATTGTCAAGAACGACACCAGTATGCCACACAATGTTTGGTATACAAGCCATTATCAGAGCAAGAAGATAAAGGTTATAAATCCAGGCGGAACAATTGTCATCAACGCACAACTTGGTACCGCATTTGTATTTGTGCCAACTGAAAAGTGTTTCATCACTGGACAAGCTGGTTCAAATGATGGAGTGTCTATGAGGGTTCTTGATAGGGAGAAGGATGTTCGTATCGGGAAAGACAAGATTAGAGGAGTCGAGTGGATATTACGACCGAGAAAACCGCAACCTATCAAGGGTGTGGAGAAGAGCTACACGCAGGTGGAGTGTGCTCGGTATATCCTGAGCAACCAGGGAAAGCTTAAAACCATAAAGGCATACAAGAACCGTGCAGTAGCTGATCAAATAGAAGTTGATCGGTTAGAAGAAAAGATCAAGGCGAAGAAGGTAGAGATGGAGAAACTTATGAATCGTCAGACAGAAGCTAGGAGAAAAGTGGGATCCGCGGAGTACGCGGTAAAGGTGCTCACAAAAACTACCTAGTAGAAAAAAAAAGAAAAAGAGAAACAATTATACAAGACAAAGACAAAAAAAAAGTTTCTTTTTTTTATAACTATATATAAAAAAATAAAATATTTAGAAAAATAAAAAAGAGAATACACCCACACCACAGGCGCCTAGGAATGTTAAGACACATCTGCGGTAGAGAATGTATGCTGCGTAAATACACAGCAATATGCAATATACGATACATTTCGTGCGCACGCCTAGCAAACCGGGAATGCACACTAGCGCGAATTTGGTCCCGTCCCAAGACCACCACTCTTTTTCTGAGTCCGTACAATGATCAAAATCGTCAATGTACAGGAGCAGTTACCGAAACTAATGAACATTCAACCAGTGCATGGCTAGGAACCATCTTCCAATTGAACGATCACGATTCAGTGAATTGCACATGCTCTAGTGCCCGTATCGCAAATACATATATCTCTTAGTGGGAGGGCAGGATTTGAACCTACTTCTATGAGCCCCACCAAAGGTGAGTTAAATTACCCATAAACTAGCCAGAAGCCATATAGATTGAACTACAGACTTCACCTCCTAAAAGAAAAAAAAATAAAAATTTCAAATTAATTTTTTATCTTCAAAAACAGAAGGTACCTATTTAATATAACAAAAAACTGCGTTAACAGTTTAATGGCTTCAATAACACATTGATCCGACGAAGTAGCCGCTGTGGACTTTTAATAAGGTATCAACAGTAACAGTGACTTTGGGTCGCGACCTAATGGTATATGAAACTAGAGCCGTTGCGAATGCTATGACTCCTAAAAGAAAAAAAAATATAAAAATTTCAAATTAATTTTTTATCTTCAAAAATCTCTGGATTCATATTGTTCATTATATGGTACTTTTGGAATATTATATACCGTCGGTTCTATTCTCTTTACGTTATAAAATTTATTTGGTTTAAAATTAAAATCAATTGTCTCATATTCTATAGATTTAACATTTGATCTTTTCCAAACTGTAGATTGAATGTTTCGAATTAATCGTGTATACATTTTCATTGATATATTTATATATATTGTATTATTTTTATATTTTTTTTATTTATTATTATATAAATTAATGGATGATGATGCTGAATTTAGTCGTTATAATAAATTATTGAATGTGAAAAAAAAGAAAGAAAAGAAAGAAAAGAAAGAAAAAAATATGGATAAATTATATGATATTACAATTGATGATCTTTTAGACCCTGATACTAATTTAACTGATATGCAAAGAGTTATGAAAAAAAATAGAGAATTATTATTTATTATTGAAAATTTAAAATATAATTAATAATAATATTTTTATAATATTATTATATTATTATATTATATATGGCAAAAAAAGGAAAATCTAAATCTAAATCTAAAGTTAAATCTAAATCTAAATCTAAAACTAAAGTAAAGTCTATACCAACAGTTGGTGTAACTTTAAAAAAAATATCAACGAGATCAGTAAAACCAATATTATTTGGTGTTTTATTATTTTTGGGTGCTGTCGCAATAGTAGTTGCCGCTTTACTTGGATTATTTGAAAATTTATTTGATGATATAATCCGCCTGTTTAAACCAAATAAACCAAATAAACCAAATAAACCAAATAAACCAAATATGTGGGTTAGATCAGTAAATTTAGCTAATTCTAGATATCAAGAGTGTCAAAAATTTAATTATGAAAATCATGAACCTGGCGATAATACTCAATTTCAGTGTAAATATGGTCCCGATGGTACGGTAGATTGCTCTGAAGCATTTACTAATTGTAATAAAAAAATTATACCAATGCCGCAATAGTCAATTACACCAATATTAAGAACAGGCATACCCGTTTAACATCATTATCTTGTAATAAATATATATAAAAATCCTTCATTGTGTTTATTAATTACTTTATTTTTTTATTATTAATTTCGTTTTAGACGCATCGGTTATATGTTCATATTTTACATTATTTTTTTTGTTAAACATTTCCACATACATATGTATCAATCTTCTTTCTTTTGAATTTAAATTATATAATATATTTTCTTTCTCTTCTGAATTTTTAAATAATTCTATTGTATGTAGTATTCCATGCATATCTTTTACATCACTTACATTTCTTGAATGATCATTTAAATGATTTATTGATATCCCGGCTTTCAAACATAAATCACTTAGATCAATAACATCTCCTATTGCTCTATGTGCATTATTCTGAACTATCCCATAATGTTCACATAATGATTTTTGAGAATAACTATTTTTTTTTAGAATATCTTTAAAAATATGTATTGTGTCGACATATTTAATATTTGGTAATACCTTATAGTTTCTTTTAAATAAATTTTTTAGAAATAAATAATCAAATCTATGCCCATTATGAGCTAGTATATATTGTATATTATTATTAGTTATAAATTTTTCAATATGTTCACATGCTTCTAATTGTGTTATACCTTGCTCTTCTACAATTTCTGGAGTAATACTCGTTATTTCTGTAATCTTCTCTGTAATCTCCATGAAGTTTGGTTTTACATAATTATTTATGCTCGTGTCATTATTATGTATTTTAATAGCATATTCTATTATTTCATCTACTTCGGGATTAAGTCCAGTCGTTTCAAAATCTAATATACAGATTGAACACATCTTTTATATATTTATTTTATATTTATTTATATCTATTATAATATCAAATTTATTATAAAAAATATAATACTAATTAAATATATAATTTATGTAATACTTATATTTCTTCTTATTGTGTCCATAAGTTCAATATTACTACTTTTTATATCATTAATATTTGGAATATCACCATCTAATATTTTAAATATTATTTTGTTTACTATACCATCTACTTCATCTTCTAATAATGGTCTAATATCATTTATTTTTGTATCTTGATTTTCACAATTCGATAAATCCACTGGAAGTTCATGTTTACATAATGGACATGTATTATTATCTTCTAACCATGGTTTTATACCCGGACATTCGCATCCTTCTCCATGAAACATATGACCACATGGTAATTCTATTAAATTATCACCCTTATCAACATTCAATTGACATATACAACATGTTATAGTATCTTCTGTACATTTACTACAATTTAATGATTTAATAACTGAGTCTAACGTTGATTTCCTATGAACCGTCTGATTTTGAAATGATTCATTAATAATATGTTCCATTAATATATCATGTTTTACTTTATCCAATAATCTGAATAGAGCATCAAATATTCTAGCATTATTTGCTTCATTATCTTCCAACCACAACCACATTTTAATTCGTGTTTATTGTATTATTATAAGATATCTTTCAAATTATAATATTTTTAAAAAATTTAATTTGAAATTTGTTTTTTTATTTTTCTTTCATAACAAAAGTTAATAAGCTTTCAAAGAGTTTAAATACTTTTAAAAGTAAAACTTTACACACAAACAAACCCAGAATCATGAGCAATTTCGTTGTCGACAAGGTACCAAAGAAGGTCAAGTTTACATATTGGCAGATACACCTGACAATTATGCGAGAAGAATACATGAAACAAAATTCTGGCGATGAACCCACTCAAGAGTGGATCGATTCGTGTAAAGAAACTTTCAACGATCGCCTCCTAGAAATGGACGGCAAGTACTGTGACTACAAGAACGATAAGATGATAGATAGTAAACCCAAGAAGAATACATCTATTAGTAGTACCGGTTGTGGACAAACACAAGGTCGATACTGTTTTCGCGATGAGATGCGTGAAAAGAATCCCAAGATAAGTCTTGAAGAAATGGATGAAGCTTGGAATTCTATGACAAATGAAGAACAAGAACCATACAAAGAAAAGGCTCGGGAACACAATAAGCGCATTAAGGATAATAAGACTTCAGATGATGATTCATCTGATTCTGATGATTCTGGTAAGGAAAAGAAGAAGAAGACTAAGAAGAAAAAGGTCGATAAAAAGGTAGATGATGTCGATGATGTTGATGATACCGATGCCGTCGACTATAGTGATGTTCCACCACCACATCCAAATGGTACTTATGCTAAGAATCAAAATGATTCTGATTCTAGTAGCGATGATGATAACACTGATGATGATCAATAATTAACGATTTATGATTTATATATATATAATTTTATGTGTTATTTTTTTTATATCATTCTTTTATTGTTTCTGATGTCAGTCCCACGTTATCGCTTCCAGGTGCCATATTAACAACCAATAAATATACTTTATCATTACTTTTATCCATAATATATAATATCATATTATCCTTTTTATCCTCTGGTACTTTAGTTTTTATTTCTTCATAAAAGTCCCCCTTTCCCATTTCTTCGAATCTTTTCTTACCAACGTAATACACTTGTGATTCATTTTTATCTATTACTATTTCTATCATCAATAAACCTTCCGTCTCTGCTTTTGTACCTGCTTCATAAATATCTGACAAGGTTTGTTTATTAAAGTCTATAAAATTATTTACATATTCCGGTATATTACTATTCATTTTACTTGTATATATATATATATTTTATTTTTTAAACATATATAACTATTATTTATTAATTACTAATTTTATGAGTATCGTTAATTGTAGTAATGTTTATGTTAAAGATGTGGATGATGTAAAAGGTTTAGGAGTATTCGCCAAAGTTAATATATCCTGTGGAGATATCGTTGAAATGGGTGTCGCACGAAGAGTTGAAACAGATGGGAATAATAATCATTTATTATTTACTTAGAGTAAAGATAAAACTGTATGGGCATTTTGTTCTGGTTGTGCTACTTTCTATAACACATAGATCCCAATACAAGAATGGATAGAGATTTTGAAAATGATACATTTATTATTTATGCTTTAAAAGATATCTCTAAAGATGAAGAATTAACACACAAATATAGAAGCCTTGACTGGAGAAAATGCTTTAATGATCTTAATACTTCTTTAATTATAAATCAAAATAAAGCTTAATATTATATATATATATATAATGATTAAAAAGTCACAATTAGTTAATAAAATTCATATGATTATATGTATATATCTAGTTACTGGTTGGTTATTTTCTGATATAAGTTGTAAAATATTATTATTTTTCTCTCCAACCGTGATGACTCAATGGGGTATTAATAATAATTTGTGTATTCTTACACAATTAGAAAATAAATATAAAAAAGAAGAAGAAGAACAATTTAAAATAAAATTATTAAAAAAAAATGATAATAAAATTATTGAAAAAGAAAAGACTAAAGAAAATTTATCTTTTATAGGCAACACATTCAAAAAGATGGGTATTAATATTTCACCCAGGGGAATAACAATATTAACATATGTATTTGCTTATCATAGTTTTATTCAATCTTATTATAGAGTCGTTTATAATTATTAATTTGAAATATCTTTTTGTAAATCACATTCTAATATAAATAAATATGGATAAATATATCATTGTTTGTGGAAATACATCGTCTTGTTACTTTAACAAAAAGATGCAAGATATTATGATCGAAATGATTAATGATAAAAATTTAGATGAATGGAATCAATGGTCAAATGAACATGGTATGTGGAGAACAATTGTTGATGATAAAATAGAATTTAATATGATTATTAGTGATCAACAAAAACAAATTAATCATATCAATTCTAGATTTAATGAATTTAATAGAGGATCTGCTAAATTGTTATCATTATTACTTCTATGGTGTTTCGTCAATACATTGATTCACTTAATTAAATAATTTGAAATATATATGTATTTTCTTTTACACAAAAAAGGTATAATGCCTATTAACATTTATGATAACATCAATGAGCCTCCTAAAAAAAAAAGAAAGTTAAATAATTACACAAATGTCAATATAACTGGATATTTTGGAGAATCCATTTCACATGGATTTATTAAAGATAATGGATGTTTTGGATCATCTATTTTAAAAAATGTAAATAAATATAAAATATATACCATGCCAAAAAAATCTGGATTCTTTGGAGAATGTCTCATTAAAAAATAATATTATCATTATATAATTTGATTTTTTTTGATATTTTTATTTACAAAGATATCTTTATGAATTCACAAAACAAAAAGATAAAAAAAAAAGATATCAATAAACCAAAGAAAAGAAAGAAGACTATACCTGTGAAATTAAAACAACAATTATGGTTAAATCATTTTGGTAAAGTATTTGAAAGTAAATGTTTTATAGATTGGTGTGATAATATTATTAATGTTTTCGATTTTGAAGCTGGTCATGATATACCTGAAAGTAAAGGCGGCAAAATAGATTTACATAATTTATATCCAATATGTTCAAAATGTAATAAATCAATGGGTAATCGTTTCACTATCTTATCTTCTATTGATAATTTAAATGATATGGACGGAATATGGAATGATTTCAATGTTTCTAATGAAATATGTATGGAAATATTAAATTAATTATATAATTCATTTAGTTTTTTTTACGATTATTATTATTCACTGAGTATGTTGGTGTAAACCTCTCCCGATAAACTACCACGCATTGACCATAAATTATTATAAAAATAACGCAAAGAAATTAACAGAATAAAAAAAACTATAATAGTTATTATTATAACTGCCACTATATTTTCTAAATTAGGAATCATAAAATAATACCATTGTTTTTTATTAACATGATCATATCTCGGCTGCTCTGTTTTTTTATCGGCTATTCTACTAAGTGTATATACTATTACAAAAAAGTATAACTGAGTAATTAATAAAAAAACAAGAATTACTATTGTCCATGTATCCATCTCGGAAAAAAATTTAATAAATATAATTATTAAAATTACTAAATTAATCCCACTTACCACTGATAACACATTACAAATACTATTAACCCATTTATATATATCTTTCCAAACCTTCATTGTTCTACAATCATTTGTATCATTTGGATCATATTCATCCATATAACAACCATTATATTTGTCCATAATATATATTATATTATTATATTATTATATTATATAATAAATTTGATATATATTATAATATATATTATATATTATAATATATATTATATATTATACTATGTATCCATCAATGTTTATAATGTCTTATATGAATGATTATAAAAAAAAAAATACATTAATAGATGATCTTAAAAAAGAAAATACATTAATAGATGATCTTAAAAAAGAAAATGAAAGACTATTATTAGAAAATAAAAATTTAAATGATCGTCTACATTGGGTGATACTATCAAAAGATGAAATTTATAAAAAATATATAAATCTTATTATTAAAAAAAATAATGTATATTAATATATAATGTCTAATAATTGTGATAAATGTAATTTTATTAATAATTTAAATGATATTTGCTATTTACATTTGCGCCCCGATAAAACAGAGGATGGTTTCAGGTGCTATAATTGTAATAAAGTTATTTTACATAAATTAAACCCCGTTGAATATATAAATGATAACAAAAATAAACAAATAAATAATATATCATTAGAGTTCTTTGAAGAAAATAGACCATTATATTTTTAATATTTTTGAACCTATATATATTTTTTTTGTCATTCCAACAAATTTATAATCATTATATCTATCTATATTTCTATAATTACATCCATTAGATTTATTTGTTATTAATGTACATAATATATTATTCCCTAATATTGACTCGTATTCATAAGCACATAATTGATCTTTATGCGCTTTTTCTGAATACCAACAATAATATATTTTATTATTATTATCATATTCTAATGTTTCTCTTTCTTTATTCATTTTATATATACTCTTTTTAATATCACATGGTAAATTATTAAAATTAATATTATTCATTATATATATATATATAATTTGATTATCTTATATATATAAATATTATTAATGGATAATATATATTATCAGATTGAGATTTCAAGAACTTTTTTAAAAGAATTTAATTTATTTATTGACTCTGAATATAATACATTAAAAATAAATATTAAAAATAGTATATTAAATAGTATTAAAAATGAACAGCTCGGGGACAAATCAAACTACAAACAGATTAATAACATCGAGACTAATTCATCCAATAGTAAATGTACCAATACCAATGAATAATCCTAGTATCTTTCTAAATAATTTCTTTATTCATAATAGTATTTTAAATGATGTTAATCAATTATTTGATGAATCTGAAGAACCAAGAGATAAACCAACTAATAATGAATTGATTAGTAAATTAGAATCAAATAATGTTTCTGAAGATAATATTAAAAATAATGACACTTGTTGTATTTGTTTAGATAGTTTTAAACTTGGTGAAAAATATATTATGATACCATGTGATTCACAACATAAGTTTCATGAAAAGTCTGAAACATGTGATGGAATATTACCTTGGTTAAAAAAAAATAATACATGTCCCATATGTAGATATGAATTCGACACTGAGCCGGAGCCTGAACCTGAGCCTGAACCTGAGCCTGAACCTGAGCCTGAACCTGAGCCGGAGCCTGAGCCGGAGCCTGAGCCTGAACCTGAACCTGAGCCGGAGCCTGAACCTGAGCCTGAATCTGAAATTTACTCTGGTATAATTTTACAAGATATTGAAAATATTCAATCATTATTAACACGGCAATATTTAAATACAATTATTATACAACAACCTAATTCAAGTATTGATGTAAACGGTTTCTTAGAAGATGATATCAACGAAGCTATAAGAAGATCATTGGAATAAATAATTATATTAACATAAGATTCGACATCCGAAACCATAATCAAATAGCTCAATTCCCATCATACTCACATTTGAACCATAAATCATTAACACAATTCCTAAAAATTTTTCAAAAAATAAAATACCTTCTTAATATTTTTTATTATATAATTATTTTAGTCAAATCAAACATTATTCATCGCATCCAATCTACATCAACGGCCTTCTGGTCATCAAGCCACTTGTTGATGTTATTCACTCTCTCTTGTTCGATCATCTGTAGTATTGTCATTTGTCTGAATCGTCTATTCAACTCATTCAGTACCATTATGTACTTATAGTTGAAGTTGGCAAAATTCACAGCATTATTACTACTAGTTTTTCCCATTCTCCTTGTGTGTCCCCTCGATTCGCTCCTGCGAGTAACACGTTAACCGAGCTCGTTGTTGCTCTAGGTGAAAGAAAAATAATAAAATAAAATCAAATTATGTGTTATATCTTTAAAATAACAAAAGGCCTTTGACCAATCCACCAGTTTATTCGTCAGTGGCATTAGATGACGTCGTCACCCTAATGTGTTTTTTTTTTAATCAGTATTTAACAGCTTTGACCTTCAAGGCAACTGACGCGCTTTTATTTGGGACTTATCCCAGTATCTTTAACCGCGAATTTATAATAGAGCGAAATTTAATTTCCTCACATAAAGGGTTCTCGGTTCCCAAAAGAAAAAAAATATTTATATTTCAAATTATTTTTTAATCTTCAAAAACAAGATATCTTTTATTAATATAATACAAAAAAAGAGGCGTCGAGCCTCAATTTGTTGTTTATTGACCGTATGGTCTCATATACATCCATCAGCATTTGTAGCACCTACTCCTCGTGCTACCAATAGAAAAAAATATAAAAATTTTAAATTATTTGTAATAACTTCAAAAACAGACAACAAAAGCCGCAACGGGCTTTGTGTCGGGTGCGTCGTGCACCATTTTTTTTTTGCTTTTTTTTTTGCTTTTTTTTTTGCTTCACGATTTTGTTTCGGGGTTTACCCCATACGGCCTCCGTAGTATCTATTAGCCACACGCGATTGGATCCTGTAGAACCTTTTGATGTAGGCGTGAATAGCGTCCACTGCCGGTCTGATTTCCTCCGCATCATTATTCTTGAACAGATATAACCTTTCCTCATCATCCATGTATGGTGCCCAGTTGTACTGCCAATACCATGTGCCATCAAGCACATTCAAAAGACGGTACAATGGGTCGTTATCGGCGACTTTCCATCCCCACTGTTCCACCATATATCTCATACAGAGTGGGGCCGCCAAGGGACTGCCTTCAAGTGTTACGTGTAGCATATGCAGAGCATTTCGATACACATCCTCTCGGGAACTGGTGTCAGCCTCAGCCTTATCCGCCTCAGCCTTCTCCGCCGCAGCCTTCTCCGCCGCAGCCTTCTCCGCCGCAGCCTTCTCCGCCGCAGCCTTCTCCGCCTCAGCCATACACTTATTGTAATAACGTTTGTGCTGCCTACTCTGGCGGTCGTGTAGCCTTCTCTGGCGGTCGTGCTGCCTTCTCTGGCGGTCGATCTGCCTTTTCGTGGATGCCATCGTAGATTTCTCCTGTTGGTCCCACTACTTTCTCCTATGTGCCACTCCCCCGCCTAAACCTTCTTTGTACCTGGTTCTTGCGTGTGACACGTGGGCCGAGCTCGTTGTAGCTCAAGTAATAGAAAAAAAATATAAAAATTTCAAATTATTTGTGATATCTTTTATTAATATAATACAAAAAAAGAGGCGTCGTGCCTCAAAATTGTCGTCTTTATTCCGGGACTTATCCCAGTGTCTTCTCCACCGCGAATTTATATTAGAGATATATTTATACTATTCTCATATAAAGGGTTCTCGGTTCCCAAAAGAAAAAAAATATAAAAATTTCAAATTATTTGTTATATCTTAAAAAACGAGATATCTTGTGATTGCTATAAATAACAAAGATCATTATTTATCTTTGTTATATCTTAATTAGTTATATATTTTTATGACTATATGTTAGCATAAAATCATAATTGTTTATAATATTTATATACGTGAATAATAAAAAATATATATTATCATTTTCATTACCATTCGTTAGCATAAAAATATATAATATTATAATAATTATAGATTTAATGTAGAAAATAATTTAAATTATATATAAATTTAAATAAATATTTTA